ATAAATATTTAGTTGAGGAGCAAGGAAAATCAGCTTTAAAGGATTGCTATTGCAAGGAGTTAAACAACAAGCTCTTTACTGAAGTCGAGTTGATGAGCGTTGTAAAGTCATATGACGACTATACCGCAAAATCATACTATCTGCATAACTATTGGAGAATGCAATTTGATTATTTATCTTGCTTTGGAATTGGCAAGCAGTGGGAAAAGGAATTTGAGGAAAAGAACAAAATATATAAATACTTTTGTAAAGATAATTGAAGATATTGAAAAAAGTGATTATGCTTGTTTAGAGAGTTTAAAAGAAACATTACTTAAAGATTGTCGTAAGGAATTAGATAAACTCTATGAAGCTGATAGAAACTTAAATAAATTTATAGAAGATAATGTAATAAAGCTATAACTGATATAGAAAGGATAAGTATATGTTTACCCATACAGAATGTTTCACAACAAGTGATAATAAAACTTTTACTAGTAAAGAAGAGGCTTTTAATCACGAACTTGAAATAAATGAAAAAGTTAAAGACATTGTAATTGTAACTTATAATGTTATGACTGACCGATATAATAAAGTGGATATAGACTTTACAGATTTATTTCATCTTGCACTAAGTATATTTTATCCTAATACAACCACATATATTTATTTTGGAAATGAAGAAGCTTTTAATTTTGCTTGTAATCTAGTCTATTATTTACCTAGCACAGAAGATATGGTTAATTATAATAAAAAGTGTGCAAGCTATACAAAATTTAAAGGTACTGGTTGGTATAGAGCATACTCTATGTTTTATGAAGAAAAATTTGAATTTATGATTGATGTTTTACACACACTAGAAGTTGCTGTAAAAGTAGATGAAGCTAACTACAATAAGCATAAAACTGACATCAATCTCCATATTTTAGAAGAGGATAAAGAAGTATTATCGGATTTAATTACGGAATTTAGTTATATCAATAAGCATTTTTAATTTTTTTTAACTTGAAGGAGAATATAAATGATTGAGCATATCGAATATTTTAAGACAACAGATGGTAAGGAATTTAAGAGTGCTGAAGAAGCTCTTACACATGAACTTAAAACAAATAAAGATGTAATGAAGTTTAAGCTTGTTGGATATGATAAGTACGATGATGAACCTTATTGGGAAATACCTAAAGACAAAAACTTGAAAGCTCTTGCAAAAGATATTTGGTATGAGGCAGATTATGTTTATATCGAAAATAAAGATGCTTTTAACTTTGTTGCAATGCTTGCTTATCTTACAGATGATGAAATTGATGCATATTATTTTAATTCAAATAGCTTTAAGGGTGTGGGCTGGTATGAAATCGGTACTAACCATCAATTGAATTATATGAAAGACATTATAACAAGTTGGCATGAAACTATGTCTAAATACAGTACTTGCCCACCAACAGAATATAACATAATTTTACTTGACCATTATAAGAAGAAAATAACTAACTTAGAGGATATGATGAAAAATTTGAATAGGTTTATTTAATTAAAAGAAGTTTATACAGAGGAGAATTATTACTTATGATAAAAGAAATTCACACATTCATAACTACTAATGGAACAATATGTACTGATAAAGAAGAAGCTTTTAAACATTTCCATAATTAATTTTTGGAGGAATTTTATATGATAGAAAAGCAGAATAACATGGTAATACAGCACCCTGATAAGCGTCTTATGGAACGTATCAGATCATTGGAACGGAATGAGCGTATTAGATTACATATCGCACAAATGAAGTGTAGCGGCTATACTGATGACGAGTGTAAAACGTGGTTAATAAAAATAGCCATACTGTCCGATTTTATGGACGTTTTCGACAAAATTCTAGTTGACTAATGAGGAATTTTGTGGTATAATTAATTAGAAATAATGAAGAAATTTACAACGAGCATGAGCTGAATGAGGAGGAATAAACATTGTTACTAGCAACAATCATTTTGATTATTATTTATCTATGTGTGAACCATAGTGAAAATAAGCGGAGAGAAATTAACAGAAAATACAATCCAATTGGAGCTTTTGACAAAGCTCAAAAGATTTATGATGACGCCTTTTATAAGGCTATTGATGAGGGTAGAAGTCTTACGCTTGAGGAACGAAAAGAATTGGATAAGCAATGGCATGAAACCTATAGCCAAGAGTTGGCTTATCGAGAGGCAATATGGGCTAAGATACCTGACAATAAGAAGTAATATAATATAATAGGAGATAAAACATGAAAGTTGCAGTTGAAAACGAGAAAATCAAGGTAAACAGCCCGTACAACAAGAGCTTTGTCGCAGGGGCAAAGCAGATACAGGGTAAGTGGAACGCACCTTGCTGGGTCTTTCCAGAGGAGAACAAGGAAGCCGTCAAGGCGTTGCTCATCGAATGCTACGGTGAGTGCGGAGAGCTTGGTACGGTCAGCACTGTCACGGTAGATCTTGACCTCGACACTTATACAGAAGGCTACGAGGACGGAGAAATCAGAGTTGGCTCAATGGTTGTTCTGAAAAGACTTTATCGTGACAGAGAGGTTATTTTCTCCGACAATGCAATGCTTATAAACGGTGGCTTTGCCACTTCGGGTGGCTCTGCCAAAAGTCCTAGAATAGCGGCCGATAAGAACACAATCGTTCGTGTAAAAGGTGTTCCTGAAACGATTTATAGCAAAATCAAAGACCACGAGGGCGTTAAACTCGTATCTGATATAGACGTGGAAAGCTTAAAAGTGGAGCGTGAAAAGCTTCTTAAAAGACTTGCAGAAATAGACAGTTTACTTGCAATATGAAAGCGATTGTGTGTATAAAACTAATATAATAAATATAAATACTCCTATTAATCACATTGATTGATAGGAGTATTTCTTTATGCAGGAATAAATATAGGAGGAATAAATATGAAAAATGAAAATACGAATACATTACTTTTTGTGAAAATGCTAGACAACGATCGTAAAGAAGAGCTACGGAAGATAGAGGAAGAACAAGATTATAATATGCGGAAGGTATATTTAAAAGCAAAACGCCGTCAAAGGCTCAGAGAAGAACGCCAGAGAAAAGTTAGAATGATAGTGAAGAACGTTGTCTATGGTGGTTTTGGCTTGCTCTTTACAAGCGTTATGTTGATAGCAGGAATAATATTTACATTGTGTATATGATGGGAGTGAATGAAAATGAATATTAGTACGGCTCAAACTTGCAAAATTTTCGATTTATCGGATAGACTTCCGACAGGAATACAGATAACAAAACAGCCAAAGCGAAAAAAAGGTCATAGAAATGCTATTACAAAACATACGGCAAGCAGGCAGAAGTCTGCAAGCTGGTTCAGACCTGATGATCTAAATGTGATTTTGGAAGATTTGTTTCAGAGTAAAAAATATTTTAAGGCAAATATTATAATTTTTGCTTGCAACTCAGGCTATCGTTACGGAGATATAATGACCTTGAGGGTCAAGGATTTAACCGATAACAACGGCAAAATTGTAGATTACTTGACATTACAAGAGGACAAGACGGACAAATGGAGAACGGCATGGCTTTGTGATACTGTGAAGAAAATGCTGAGTTTTATAATCAAGTATTATGGACTTGACCCAGAAGATTATATTTTTCAGAGTGGAGAACGTAAGAGGAAGTATATTGAGGACATTTTCTTGAATGAGGACGGAGAAGAAGAAATTGTATATACTAATGAGAAGTACGATTGGAACGGCAGACCGCTCAGGATAGCCCCTATGGAACTTAATTCCGTTACAACATTTCTAAAGAATATAACCGCCAAACATGGCATAGAAGGTAAATACAGCACTCATAGCTTTAGGCAGACACATTCCGTGTATATTAGTTGTATTCAAAAAGGCAGCGAAGATGTTATAAGAGATTTGCGTATTGCCTGTCAGAGTCTGGGACATTCTGATCTGAGGATAACTGAACAACATTATAGCGGTTGCGATAGCAGACTCGTAAAAGAGCAAATGCTAAAAATGGAAGTTGGCAAGGAAATTGTGGATAAGTATGTAAAATAAAAAGGGACTTTTAAAAGTCCCTTTAGTGCTTCTTGTGACGTTCTTTACTCCTTTGTACTGCTAGAGCATTTTTAGATTGATTAACTTTGTATTGAGGTCTGTTGCGTGGGAGATAGGCTTTCACAACATTAACATTCATATTCATTAAGTCGGCAATCTCATTAGCTGACTTCCCTTCTTTGTGGTATTGAGTGATTTTGGCGTGGGTATTATTAACTATAATACCTAAACTAGAAAGACTTTTAATAACTCTTTGCCACGAGATACCGAGTTTAATAGCAACTCCTCTTACGGATTTAATTGAGTCCCAGTATGATAATATTTCTTGGTCTGTTATTGATTTAATTTCGGACATAGGAATACCTCTTTTCAACAGGTTAAATGGTTATCATTTGTGTTTCCGTTTGTAGTTCTAACAGCAGTTCTCTTTTGATAGATAGTACATCGGCACAAGTTGGAATATAATGTTGACCTCGATTGATCTGATTAAGAATACGTTCAGCTTTTTGTTTAATAATTCGTATTTCATTTTGATTTTTAAGAATGAGGTGATTGGAGTTAATGGTATATTTACGCTTGATATATTTTTGAGTAATGGGAAACATATCTTGTATTAAAAATACACTTTGCTTTCCATTGCTCAGAGTGCAAATATGTAATATATCACATGGCTTATGATTTTTTAAGCGTTGATTGATTATCTTTTGATACTTGTTAATGCGTGAGCTTAAAGGAATTATCCAATATAGTCCTTCATTAGTATCTTTAAAGCAATAGTAATGAGGACGATTTTCGGATTTATTTCCTTTTAGAAAAGGGTCATTAAATTTCTTGAAGAATAAATCATCAATTATATAAAAGCCATGTTCAACCATTATTTTTCACCTTCCAAAATTAAAAGCCCTGCCACAACGGCAAGGCTTAAAACTTTCAACCCAACCATTTATATCCCGCATATTGGTCAGCGGAAAACTTTCAACCCAACCATTTATATCCCGCATATTGGTCAGCGGAAATGGTAAATAACTACCTTTCATCATTTATAGTATAGCATACTATGCTCATTTTGTCAATACTATTTTGTGGAACTTTGTAAAATTTATTCGTTAGTTTGTGACAAGTCACCCTGCTCGCCAACATCTTTTTTTTCTTTAGGTTTCTTTTCTTTGGTTTTAAATGAAAATGCAAAACCAATTATGCCAATGGAGAAAATTAATGAGCCAGTGGATATGAAAATTACTCTCTCAATTTTCGCAGCGGCTATTTTACCGCTGACAAGTGAAGCTCCTATGATATAGTTGTAAGCGTCACCGCCAACATATTCGTCAATGGCACTATACTTGTCACCTTCCAAAATTGAAAATGTGGTTAAATTTTTGCTTGGAATTTTTGTTGTATAACCTATCACAAATAGTGTTATTCCTATTGCAATCACAAGAATGGAACAAATTTTCTTCATGGTGTTACCTCCTGTTTTATGATTATCTACTACGATAATCGTTTATAAGACTATTGTTGTTTTCAATAGAACTTTGATTATTAGATATACAAGTGTTATAATAATCAATATTACTTTGACTTTCTGATATAAGTTCATTGTATACGTCAACAACTCTTTGGCAATCGTCTAAGTGAGATTGAGCCTTTGAAACTGCTTCGGAGTCAACTTCTGTAGTCCAACCGCCATCACCATAAACTTTAACCATTTTCTTATTGGCGTTTTCAAGCTGTATTTTAGCCTCTTCAACATCATCTTCGGCATCCGATTTGTAGATTTCATAGATGGAAATATCAGATTGCTCATTGTTTATTTCGTTCTGATAGGTGGAGATTTCACTCTGTAGGCGATTATTTTCTTGCTCTAAAGCACTTATTTCAGAACTATAATCATGCGTGGTAGTTGTAGTTGTAGTTGTCGTTGTGGTTGTAGTCGTTGTGGTAGTAGTTGATGATTTGGAAGTGGTTGTGGTAGTTGATGGTTTAGTTGTTGTCAAAGTATGAGAAGTTGTTGTGGGAGTGGTGGTTGTTGTACTTGTTGTAGTGGTAGTGAAATTACTGTCAGATATGGAACTTGTTGTTTTACTATTACATGAGGACAATGCTAATATTGTCATGAGTGAAATAAGAATTAATTTTATTTTGCTCATTTTTTATTTCCTCCAATTTCTAAGATTAATTAGAATTACTTTTAATAAAAAAATTTTAGCATATTATAGGTTGAAAATCAAGATTTAGGGTTTAAGTGTAATATCTCAGAAACTAAAATTGTGTATTTCAACAAAAAATATGCTAGAATTTTGTGAAAGATTTTTATTTTTATATGGTTGACAAACATATAAAAATAAATTATACTATAATAAAAGGCAGGTGAGAAAATAATAATGGATAGAAAACCGTTCACAACAACAATAGATAGCGAAATTCAAAATCAGTTCAAGTCAAAATGTGCTATCAACGGCATTAAAATGAACGATCTGTTGGAAACATTCATGAAGATGTATGTAGATGACAAGTTTGAATTGGTACTAAGGCTAAACGAAACTAAAACTATTGTTGGTAAATAAAAAACAACTCTGCTGTCCGTGGAAAGTCAAGCAGAGTTGTTAGGTGAACAAAAGTACACAAGCACATTACTTATAGTAATGATGTTTTGACAAGTGTTACTTCTGGTAAATATATTATATCATGAGTAAGCACTGCTGTCAAGAACTATTTCTTTGACAATAGTGTATTTTTATGCTTGCAAGCAGGAAATTTCAAACAACAATGTAAATTAAAAACAGAAAGGACAAAGAAAAATGGACGGAATCAAAACATTCACAAACAAGGAATTTGGAACAGTGAGGACAATAGTTAAGGACGGAGAGCCTTGGTTTGTCGGAAAAGATGTGGCTGAGATTTTGGGGTATACAAAGGCAAGAAATGCCATTGCAAGGCACGTTGATGATGATGATAAAAATGACGCCCCATTTCAGGGCGTCCTTGGTGGAAAGCAAACAATGACTATCATTAATGAGTCTGGCTTGTATTCTCTTATTCTCGGAAGTAAGCTACCAAAGGCTAAAACATTTAAACGTTGGGTCACTTCAGAAATTCTCCCGACTATACGCAAGACAGGCGGTTATGTAGCCAATGACGAGATGTTCATTAATACCTATCTACCAAATGCCGATGTTCAGACGAGAGAACTATTCAGGCTCAATCTGTCAACGATCAGACAGCTTAATAATAAGATAGAGCAGGACAAGCCCCTTGTGGACTTTGCAAGTCATATACAGACCTCTGAGGATTGTATTTCAATGAATGATATGGCAAAGCTGGCAACTAAGAACGGAATTAAAATCGGCAGAACAAGGTTGTTTAACTTCCTGAGAGAAAAGAAAGTGTTGGGTTGCAAGGACGGTCATAAGAATATGCCTTATCAAAGGTACATAGACACTCAGCCGTGGTTTCAGCTTAAAGAAAGCTCATACATACAAAATGGCGAAGTCAGAATAGGACTTACACCTATGGTAACGCCAAAGGGTCAGAGCGGTATTATTAGAATGTTGAGAAAGTGTGATGTAACAGGCTAAAGTAAATAAAATGCAAGTTTTGTTTTCAAATCTTGCAAAATTAGAAAAGAAAGGAACAACAAACAAATGAACATAAACAAATTTAAAAGGCTGCTTGCCGAGCGTGGGTTTTCATACTCGCGCAGAGGTAAGGGGTCACATGAGATATGGGTAAATGAGAATGGAGAGTCTTTTTCATTTCCGTCAACCCGAAAAGAAGTTTATATCGGAATTGTATGGAACTTCCGAAGAAACTATTGTCGCTGTTAAATCGTGTATTTATTTTTGAATAATTTATCATTGATTTAAGCAGTGAATGGTGATAAAATTAAGGCAGCGGGAATTAGTTTCACTAATATTTACCTTAATTGAGTGGTAAAATATACTGTACAAAATAATGGACATAAATCACTTGACAGAACATTTGTTTTATAGTATAGTATAAGCATATTAGAACAGATGTTCTTTTACAAAGATTAAAATTAAAAGGGAGTTGTAAAAATGGTCTTACAAGAATTGATAAAATTAGTATGCAATAAATGCTATAACGAGTTTATACTTACAAACAACAAAAATAATGACAAAATATATGGAACAGCTCTGAAGCTAACTGACAATCCAATTATTAAAGAAGAACATAGGGGTGGTTTTGAGGATTTACAAGATATTTGTGGGATAGATCACGGTTTTCTATGCTTAGAGTTAGACAGGACACAAGATTTAGTTCTGCTTGACTACTGTATGACGATCGGTCGGCTTGAATATGACTTTTCATCAGCCATTATAAGCATTGCAAGAGATACTATTATAATAGGAATACACGATGTCACTCTAATCATTTCTTGTCGATATGTTCCTGAGCGTTTAGTGGCTTCTATGCCACTCTTTCCACTAGAGAAAAAGCAGTGGGTTGAAATTACGGAATTACTGAAAGAAGATTATATTGATGAAACTAGGTCAAGCGTTGAGAATGATAAGATTACATTACTTATCGACACATATGCACTAGGTAATCTTAATCAGAGTCAGATCAGCAACTTGCAATATCTGTATTTTGAATTGTTAAATATAGATAAGCTATGCGAAATACTCGATTGCGGAACTTTGGCTGTTGACTATAATCGAGCCGCTACACCATATATAATGTATGATAAACTGCATGAAAAATGTTTTATTGGCTTGTGGAGTTTGCAAGAAAATAGGTGTTTAAGCAAATTTAACGCAGATATGTTTTGCAAAAAAAACTACATAGAGCCAATCATTATTAATTTGTGTAATAACTTTGAGAAAAGAGAAAAGATAGCAACACTGAATATTTCTATGTTTGGAAATGATTTAGGCTCAATGGAAATATTAAGATAGATTTAACATTATATTCATCAAAATACAATGAATATTAAAAGTTGTACGGTTATAATATAGAAAAAGAAAAAATAAACAACGACAACAAAACGTTAAATAAAAAGAAAAACAAAACGTTAAATAAAAAGAAAGGAGGACGTTGTTTATGGAAAAAATTTGTTTTAAAGAAAATAACACAAAAATATGTGACAGAGAGATAACGAGAGGAGATTTGATTTTGGTAAACTTTCCTGATGTGGGAGGTTCTGTGCAGGCCGGGGTACGTCCAGCAATAGTTGTGCAAAATAACATTGGAAATAAATATTCACCATGTTTAATAGTTGCACCGCTAACATCAAATATCTCAAAAAATAAAACATACTTCCCTACTCATGTCCTGCTTAACAAAACGAGTGGAGTGGCTAAAACAAGCGTCGTTCTATGCGAACAACTTGCTACGATTAGTAAGACAAAAATAATTAGCTATTTAGGTCATTTAACTCCAAATGAAATGAGAAGAATTTCTCAGGCAATTTGTATTTCTCTTGCATTAACCTCTCACGATGTTAGTGCTAATCAAAAACTAGCTTGACTTTTAACCGTTCTTTTGGTATAATACATATGATAATTAGTACAATATTTTCCTACAATAGATTACTTTTTGTTATATGTATTATATTCGGAAGGACAGTTTTATTATGACAAAAGAAGAGTTGGAATTTTCGATACATCAATATATCGAAAAGGAAGCGAATATTACCAGCGATGCAACGTTAAAGAAAAAAGCATCAACTTTGAACAGTTTTTTGAAAAAATACAATGAAGAAAAGACACTACATGATAATATTGCTAACTTTTTAAAAGATAATTCGACTCTTGGTAGTTTTAGGATCAGTAAAATGTTGCTAAAGAGTTGGCTCAGTTTTGCAAATATAAATTGTGATATTGAAGATATACAATTTCAAACGAATTTTATTACTGATGTTAAAGAACTGAATGACGCTATTGACAAGGTAATGAATAACCCTGATATAGACATATGGTCGGTAGAGGTAAGTGCGTATTCCTGTTATGTTAAGTTAATATGTTACTTACTATGGGTCGGAGTTCCAAAAAGCGCTTTATCCAAAATGAAAAAAGGCGACTATGATATTGATAGGCAAATTCTATGGGTAAAACAGCAGAATGGAAAAAAGCAAAAAATAGATTTGTCCTCTGAATATTTTTCGGACATATCTGATATGCTGCATAAAGAGTTGTGTGATAATATTTATTCATTGCATTTTAAAAAAGAACCGCAAAATATCTGTGGTAAATTGAGAGATGTAACCACATATAACAACGCCAACATATCAAAAGTATATAACACAAATGATTATTTATTTCGTCCTATATCCAGTGGCACTAGCACGGTTAATGTTGTTAATGGCATTAGAACAATTATAGTTCCAAGAATCTGTTTGAAATTAAACATTATCAGTAAATCGGGCTTTTTTTATAGAGCACATAAATATTTGTTAAACGTGTACAGAACAGATATTGGAGGTAAGAATGGCAAGAACTTGAGCCAAGCATTAGATTTCTTTGATTATAATTTAACTCGTAAGGGTATTGTCCAAGAATATAAAATATATTTGGAGCAATGTTCTAAGAGATCAAAAATCTAAATTTTGGCACAAAAACGAGATCATTAAGGTCTCGTTTTTTTATTATCTATAATTATTAATATTCTGTAAACTTTAGCTTTTATGTGTTGACACATCTCAAAAGTAGTAGTATATTATAATCATAATCTCAAATGTAGCACGGTAGAATTAATATAAGACGTGTCACTGTGGTGGAATAGGTATACACAAGGAACTTAAAATTCCTCGGAAAAATCCATGCGAGTTCGAGTCTCGTCAGTGACACCAGTACAGTTTGCCAATACTGTACAAAGTAAATTGGCATAGCAGGTACAGAGCTTATCTCACCATAAGGGAATGTAGTGTGATACCTGCACTTGCAACTTTAGCTCAGATGGTAGAGCATTTGACTTTTAATCAAAGGGTCAGGGGTTCAAATCCCCTAAGTTGCACCAAGTCGGTTACGGTTGCCGACAACAATAACGGTTCATCAATTAAAATTACACTGATTACAAATTACAAACTAATCTGTATGTAAAGGTAGGTGAACAAAAAGGTACTGTGAAAGCAGTACCAACATTGGACTATAGCCAAGTGGTAAGGCAAGAGACTTTGACTCTCTCATTCCGCTGGTTCGAGTCCAGCTAGTCCAACCAAAATATTTTGTAACTTATTCTAGGTTACAGATATAAAGTAACGTAAAACAAAGGTGGTGATAAAATGATTAAACTTAATTTTATAGAGTGTGACGAGAAAAGTACAAAAAAAACGAGTCATAGGAAACTACAGAACTTCACAGGAATGTAGTCGGGCTATGAATGATTACATTTCAAATAACAAATTAAGGAACGTAAAACTTTATAGGTGTTATTGGTAAGAGGGTACGGAAACAATAATGGACTATGGTTCACATTGGAAATTCTTCAAATTCAAACCAACGTGTAATAAATCAGCCAATGAATTATAAAAATGGGTCTGTGGCGATGAATAAACAAAAAAATAAGCCACTCAAAAGAGTGGCTTACGAATGAATATTAGATGTATTTATTGTCCTTGTTGTGGTAAAGAAGTTTCTTTGGGTAATTGGGATAGTATTTTTGATGTTTAATTATAGATATTGTAATTAGCAGCCATGCTGTTGACATAGATTTTATTCTTAATTCCGCTCTGAAAAGAGCGTTAAAATACACATTTTATCATAGAAAAAAATAAAGGAGTTTAATGAGCATGAACAAAAGAAAATTTAAGATTGGAGAACTTTATCGGGTTGGTTTAGATAGTTTCGGTAATAGAATGACCGAAACTGGAAACGTAATAAGGATTAGAACAATAGAGTATGTAAACAACAAGAGAATGATTAGATACCAAACAATTAAGCCAAATGGTGGTGGCGGCGATGGTATGTTTTATATTTATAGTAACTTTGCCAATTGTCTAAAAAAAATATCGTCTGATATTGACCGTGAAATTCAGATTACTTTCCACGACAAGACAACGGTTGCCAAAATGAAAGAATACGGCAAGGTAGTAAGAGTTGGCACTTCAAAATGTTGTTCTGATGATACATATAGTGCATATATTGGTGCTTTGCTTGCCTTGGCTAGAATATATTTTCCTAACGCTAGTTGTGATAATAAAGAGATACGTTTTTTTGATACTAAAATAAACCCTAAAGAAAAATCTGAGTATAGATGCGATAAGCAGTTTTCGCACTCTGATGTAAATAAGGCAATATATAATTTGATCCATAGATATGATATTGCTGATACATGGGTAGCAGAGTCACTGAATAATTTCGGAATTGCGTTACATGAAGAACTTGACAACATGAACACAAAGTAGTATCAACGATAAGAAAGAAGGCATGATAAGATGGTGTGATTTTGAGTTCACAAAATGATAATTTTATTATGATAATTTTATTTGACAACAAAATCTGATAAATAAAAGGAGATAAAAATATGGCTGAAAAGAAAAATAATAAGGGTCTTGGACTTCAGGAAACAAAGGGCAGTTTTCAGATCAGAGGTAAGCTGACAGGCTGTGATAAGGACAAGTTCTATACGGAGTTGACAACCTCTACAGGCAAGCCTATGAGAATGGTTAATGTAGGAGTTGAAATTGATAAGAATAAGTCTGTATACATAAACCTTAATGGTATGGAAAGAGACGTAGTATATTTTTCTAAGACCGAGGGCAAAGGTAAGGATAGAAAGACAACAACAGAAAAGGTAAAGTGGGCTGACAGATTTACATTTAACAAAAAGGACTTTAGACCTATTGGAATTAATCTTGGCTTGACAAAGGTGGTTGACTCAATGGGCAAGGAAGGAAATGATAAGAAAATACTTGTCGAATATGATGCTTGTAAGTACATAGCAGATAATGCAAAGGACGGTATGTCCGTATTTGTCAGAGGAAAGAATGAGTTTTCCACCTATCAGGATAGACACCAGACAAGATTTGTTCCGTCACAGATTTCGCTTTGCAAGGAAGTAAATTTTGACGCAGAGGACTTCAATGTGATTGGCAATTTTGAACAGGTCATTGTATTCATGGGTATTGAGAAGAATGATGAAGGTAACTTCACCGTATCTGCGAAGATTGTAACCTATAATTCTGTAGAAGATGCGGAATTTGTTATTGACAAGTCAAAGTCAAAGTTTGTAAGCACTCTAAGAAAGCTCAAGCCATATACAGCCCTTAAAGTATTCGGAGATATCGTAATAGAACATGATATTGAAGAAATTGAGGAAGATGATGACGGTTGGGGCGAAAGCAACCCTATGGACAGAGTGAACAATCCGACAAAGAGAATACTTCTCATTACTGGAGCTGATAAGGATAGCGTAGATACAGAGCTATATTCGGAGGAGATAATTGATAAGGCTATCGCAAAGACAAAGGCTACTGAAAACGCAAATAAGGACTTTGGCTCTGATGATAATGATTGGGGTTCTGTTTCAGATAATGATCTGACAGACGAGGACGATGAGTGGTAAATTGTTGCTACTCACCGTTATTAACGACGAAACGATAATATAAAAGGAGATAAAAAAATATGGCTAGAGCAAGAAAAGCGACACAGACACAGAGCAAGCTTCAGATGATACTTTTTGGAGAAGAAGGTACAGGCAAGTCAACACTTGCCTTGCAGCTTGCTTATTTTAAAAGACCTGACGGCAAGCCATTTAGAGTTCTTTACATAGATAATGAGTGTGGTTCTATTGATGATTTTATCGGTGGACTCGAAGCTGACGGCATTAACACTGAGAATATTTATATCGTGTACACTCAATCCCTTGGTGAAACAAGAGAATACATAAATAAGGTTAAGAACAAGGAAGATTTTCATGTTCTCGATGATGAGGGTAACGAAACAGACGAGGTTGTACTTGACGGAGATGGTGAACCATTCAGAGCTGATGCTATTGTAGTTGATGGTACAACTATTCTTAACCTGACGACTAAGCAGGCACTTGTGGAGTTCTCTAAGAAGAGAAACACTGTCAAAGCAAAGAAAAAGGAACTAACTGGCATTGAAAAAACTGTAACTATTGAAGGTGCAGGACTTGAACTTAAAGATTATCAGACAGTTAATTTTAAGGGTCAGGATTTGATACTTGACCTTATGTCCTGCGGAGCGCACTTTATTGTGACCGCAAGAGAAACAGACGAAAAGGTTTCAGTAAAGGGTGATGATGGCAAGATTACAAGTGTTGCAACAGGTAGAAAAATTCCTGACGGTTTTAAGCAGATGAACTACAACGTTAAGACTGTTGTTAGAATGTACATTAATGAGGATAACAATTTCTGTGCGTATATCAGCAAGGACAGGACAGGTGTACACGATAAGGAAACTGTTGAGGATTTGTCACTTGTTGATTGGCAGGTGATTATTGACAGAACAAAGGATAAGAAAGAGTTTTCTGTTAAGAATGACCTTACCAAAGCTGTTGATATTGAGCAGGATATTTATACAAAGGAAGTTATGGGTAAGGTTGGAGAGCCAGTGGATAGTATTGATGAAAACCCTGCCGAAAATCAGACAACAGAACTTTTGGATAAGATTTCAGCCGTTATGAAAAGTCTTAATCCTGTCGGCAAGACAAAGGCAAAGGAAGCTCTTTCAGCAGAAGATCTGCCCATTAAGCCAACAGAAATGAAGAAGATTACAGATATTAAGACTCTTGAAAGGGTTCTTGAAGTTATTTCTAAGATTTAATTTTTATAAATGAAGCGGTGAGGGTTATTCCCTCACTTGCCTTTATTTATCTATTTTGATTAAGGCGGTGAAATACTTGGCAAAAAGAAGAACAAAAGAACAGATAGAGAAAGACAAGCAGGACAAAAAAACAAGAATACAGTTTACAGATTGGTTGTACAAACAATATGATATTTCATTCTTGCCAAAATATTTTTTTATAAATCTTGATAAGGTGTATAAAGGCACTTATAAGAATTTGAACAAACCTGTTCCTGTTGAAGATTTATGGGATATGTGGCGAAAGAAAATGTCATTTCTTCGCAAGGTACATGAGTTTAATACTCGTAAAGGTAAAAAAATTGAAGGTGCAGCGTTAATTACATATGATCTCGCTATTATCCTATCTAAATATGATGGTTATTTGAAATGGAAAGAAGAACAGACATTGGCTAAAACAGGTACAAGTGAAGAACAAGTTAATATAGATTATGAAAAAATGGCAACATCAAAATCTCCTAAAGAACGTGATAAAAACAATGATAGCCTTGATATTGACAGTATTATTAATGAAATTTAGGTAGGTGACAAACATGGATATTATAACAAACGTTCCTACCGAAGTTCTATTTGTGGGTTGTATTTACAAACAGCCTGATTTACTGGTAAATTACGGACAATATATCCGTAGTAAATATGATTTTTCAGATGAAGTTACACGATTTTTTTATGACTCAGCCGAAATCATATACAAAACTAGGACACAAACATTCAATAAAACTACTATTTTAACTTATTTTTCAGAAGAGCCTGAAAGACTTTCTTTGTACAAAAAGTATGGCGGTTGGAAAACTCTTGACAGTTGGATGAAAATTGCTATAACCGATGACATTGGCAAGTATCAGGAAATCATTAAAAAGTATTCTTTGTTGAGAGAGTATCAAAGAAATGGCTTTGATATTACAAAAATTGTACAACATAAAAAGTTTGAACAATTTACGGCTTCAGACATCTATAGATTAATTAGAGGTAAAGCAGATAGAATACATACGGTGATCTTGACAAATCAAGAAGCCGAAATTCTGAATAGTCATATTAAGCAATCGCTTATTGCGTGTATGGAAAAGCCTGATTTGGGTGTATCACTTCCCTTTCCTATCCTAAATGATATATTTAGGGGCTGTAAACTAGGCTCGACAATGGCTATTGGTATGCTTTCCAATGCAGGAAAATCACGATTTATGACAAAAATAATTGCTTATTTAACGCTTGTAAAGCATGAAAGAGTCTTTGTAATGCTTAATGAAATGGGTGTGGACGATCTCAGAAAGTGTTTAATTACAACGTGTATAAACAATGCTGAGTTTCAAAAGTTACACGGCATAAAGTTGAAAAAGCCTGAAAAGGAACTAACACTTGGTTTGTACAAGGATCAATCAGGTGAATACATATATCAGAAAACAGACGATTGGGGAGAGTCAACAGAAACTTTACAAGAGTACATTCAAAGGGTCGCTGAAAATTCAGAGGAATATGTAAAAATAATGAAAATTGCTGAATGGATTGAGGCTGAAACTAATGAGCTTATTCTCGTTAAGGATATGGCTGGCGGTTATGACGATAAAACGCTTGAATTTGAAATACGGAAAGCTAATCTAACTCATGGTGCAAAATACTTCTTCTACGATACTTGCAAGCAAGACACGCAAGCTACAGGAGATTGGGCGGCTTTAAAAGCAACAGTAACAAAGCTCACTGATTTAGCAAAGCAGTTGAATATGTTTGGCTATCTTTCAATTCAGCTTACAGACGATACGGAGTTTTGTAAACCTGACGAGCTTAATTCTAATAATATTGCTAATGCAAAACAGCTAAAGCATATTATATGGACGATGACACTGTTTAAAGAAATATCTGTTGGAGATTTTCATAAATATCGCTATGTTCAGCATGATGCTGAATGGGGCAAAGATGTTGAATGTGAACTTAAAGTTGGCAAGAGGTATTATGTGGGCAATGTAGACAAAAATAGATTTGGTTGTAAAAAGAAAGTTGTATTTGAAGTTGACTTGGATCTAAACACTTGGTATGAAGTCGGAGAACTAAGAAGAAAGTGAGGATAAAATGGATATTTCTGTCCTCAAAGAAAAGATACTAGAGAACAATTATGTTCCTGTCATACTTGACGAAATAGGTTGTCATCATATTTCCTGTAAAGCAGGTTATGTTCAGTGTGGCAATCCTGATGGCGATAATCAAGGGGCGATCACTGTTTATCTCAATGAAGGTCTTTTAACAGTTGACTACACACGAGAAATACATAGTAGTTCAGGCTTAGATACAATAGATATTTTTGACCTTGTGCAATTTTTTTGCAGTTGTACGTTTTACGAAGCCGTTCGTAAAGTTTGTAATTGGTGTGGTATTAACTATTATAAAGATGAATATAACGATTTGCCTGAAAGTCTAAAATTCACGAAATTTATTTCTGAAATGGCAGATGATGAGTCTAATTACGAAGAAATGCAACCTTTAAAGCCGATTAAGGAAAATGTTCTATCATACTACTTCCCTGCCGTTAATGATTGTTTTTTGAAAGATAATATCTCATATGATACTCAAATGCTGTTTGAAATAGGTTATGACGATGTTTCCAATCGAATTACAATTCCTGTAAGAGATGAAATGGGAACATTGGTAGGTGTTAAGGGTAGATTATTTTTAAAGCAAGAAGAAATGACAGAAGAAGAACAAAGAGTTAAGTATATATATTTGGAGCGTTGCAACAGAGCTAGAATATTATATGGACTTTATTTGTCCGAAAAATATATAGCTCGGACAGGCTACGTTTATGTGGTTGAAGCTGAAAAAGGTGTTATGCAACTTTGGAACATGGGAATAAAGAATTGTGTAGCAACTTGTGGTAAGAAAATAAGCCAATATCAAATAAATATGCTGGCAAGGTTGAGTTCTCACATTATATTTTGTTTTGACAAGGACGTAACTTTAGACGAACTAAACGATATAGCCGATAAATTTTTGGATTGTATTCAGATAAGTGCTATTGTTGACACTGATAATTTACTAGAAGAAAAAGAAAGTCCAACAGATAATCCTGATAAGTTTAAACAGTTGATTGCCAAATACACGCAAGTTATAAAGAATGGGAAGTGAAACAACAAAACATGAATTATAAAATAATAGGCAATAATGATTATTACCATATTCCAATATCTATTTTTACTAATAGAGGAATAACTAACGTTAGTGAATACACTCATTTAACCGATGATGTACTAATCCCTTACGATAATCTTGATAACATTAATGAAGCTGTTAAAATGCTTGACAAACACATTAAAAGCAATAGTAAAATGGCGATTATTGTTGATTGCGATGTTGACGGTCAGTGCAGTGCTGCTATGATGTATTCTTATTTGAAAAGGCTTAACAAAGAAATTGATATTACATATCTGATACATTCTGGAAAGCAACATGGTATTTCTTCTGAGATAGAAATACCTGAAAGCACAAAATTGTTGATTGTTCCCGATGCAGGGAGCAATGATACTGAACAATGCAAACAGTTGACAGAACAAGGTATTGATATACTTGTTCTCGATCACCATGATATTGAAAGAACAAACCCATATGCGGTTATAGTGAACAATCAGTGTAGTTCAGAATACTCTAATAAAGAATTGTGCGGTGCGGGAGTAGTCTATAAATTTCTACAATCGCTTGATGATTATTATTGGAACGACTATGCCGATGACTACCTTGACCTTGTGGCACTAGCTAATATATCGGATATCATGGATTTACGTTCTTTTGAAACAAAAAGACTAATTGATAAAGGTCTTTATAACGTCACAAATAAATGCTTTGAAGAATTTATTAATGCTCAAAATTATTCCATGAAAGGCAAGGTTAATCCTCATACTATTGCATTTTGTATTACTTCCCTGATAAACGCAATGTGTAGAGTTGGTGACATGGAAGAAAAGGACTTACTTTTCAGAGCGTTTATTGAACAGGACGAAGAATTTGAATATAAAAAACGTGGCGAAAGTGAAACTACAAAAGAAAATATTTATCAAAGAGTTGTAAGACTCTGTAAAAACGCTAAATCAAGACAGGATAATCAAGTGAAAAAGTTACTTCCTGCGTTAAGGAAAAGCGTAGCTAATGACGAAAATACAGTTTTATTCTTAAAAGGTAACAATATCCCAAGTGTATTTTCTGGATTGATAGCCATGAAAATGGCTAGTTATGCGAAAAAACCTTGTTTAATACTCCGCAAAGGCGAAGAAAATAATGTATATAGAGGGTCTGCTAGAAACTTTGATAATAGCTATGTACCAGATCTAAAGGCTGATCTGCTTAAAACAGGTCTGTTTAATTGGTGTCAGGGTCACGCAAATGCTTTCGGTTTTGAGATAAAAGCTGAGAACGTGGTTGAAGCAATTAAAGTTTTAAATAAGAATATTAATTCAGACAATCCTTTGTCAATAGATTTTTGTTTTGATTATGACGAATTTAATATTGGAATGATTTCTGATGTTGCATCATTGGAAAATTGTTATGGTACAGGAATTAAAGAGCCTTTATTTGTCATTAATAATATAGTTTTGGAGCATAGTCAAGGCGTTGTCATGGGTAAAAATGAAGATACATGGAAGTTTATTACTGACGATAATATCGCAATTATCAAGTTCTGTAATCCTAGTGACGATAAAGTATTAGACTTTTTGAATGGATATGATGATGAAATGTGCATTAATGCACTCTGCCAGCTCAATGTATCTGAGTATAAGGGTGTAATTACCCCTCAGATAGTTATTTTAAAATACAAGGAGGCTGAAAATGTATAGTTCTTTGCATAACCATACAATGTACTCGTTACTGGACGGCTATGGTACACCAAAAGAAATGCTAGAGCAATGTCGAAAAGTCGGCATTAAAGCATATGCAGTTACGGAACATGGCAACCAATATTCATGGATATATTTTGATCAACTATCTAAAGAATATCCTGATATTAAGCTGATATATGGCGTAGAGCTGTATGAGTGCTTCGATACTGCCATAAAAGATAAAAACAATAAGTATTTCCATCTTATCGCTCTCGCAAAAAATGAGAACGGCAGAAAGGCTTTAAATAAAATTATCACTAAGTCAAATCTTGAAAATTTTTATTTTAAGCCTAGAGTACAGATTTCAGATATTGCTCCGTATGCAGAAGATTTAATTATTTGTTCTGCTTGTTTGGCTTCAAAATTAGCTAAAGAAAGTGATTTTAATATTTGTGTTAAGTATATCGAAGAATACAAATCGACATTTCCTAATTTCTATTTGGAAATGCAATCTCACAAATCAGAGGAGCAGGCTAATTACAATAAAAAGATTTTGAAACTATCTGAGGTAACAAACACTCCATACATAATTACTACAGATAGCCACGCAGCCACAAAGGAAGATTTATATTATCAGGGTAGGCACGTTCAGATAGCACATGACACTGAAACAATGTCAGAAAGTTATGAGGGCTGTTATCTGCAAAGTGAAGAAGAAATTCATACAACTATGGATAAACAAATTGGGGTAAATAATGTTACAAAAGGTTTAAATCAGACTAATGCTTTAGCTGATATGATAGAAGAAGTACATATGCCTTTTCAAGATCCACAGTTGCCAACATACCCCCTGCCAAGTGGATATAAGTCTAATAATGAATTTCTTTTACACCTTATTAATGAGGGGTGGAAAACTAGAAATTTTGACAAGCTTTCTAAAGAAGATCAGAAAATAATGAAAGACCGACTTGATTATGAAATGGGAATTATTCATCAAATGAATTTTGACGGTTATTTCATTATTGTATGGGACTTTATTAATTATTCAAAAACTCATGGGGTTAAAATAGGTTCAGGACGTGGCTCTGGAGCAGGAAGCCTTGTGTGTTATACAATAGGTATAACTGATCTTAACCCTATTAAATATGGATTGATTTTTGAGCGTAGATAGGTTGCACTCGTTAAATTCCGTTAATTCGGTATCAGCAAACTAAGACTTCTCATTGAGAGCAAACCGATAATGAGACAAGACCATAGACGAATAAGCTGACTAAGAAACCCTAAACCTATAACTAGGTGAGATAAAGGGAATACCGAGCCAAATCTTTTAGTGATAAAAGAAAGTGTGTAACGACTAGGAAATGAGACTTTAGAGCCAATAATTTCCCACGAAGACGGAATAAAAACTTTAAATAAATGAATGAAGTTTGAAAAATATAGTCTAAACTGGGTTGGAAGTAACCAACAGATGAAAATGAGGGAAACCTCCAGAGCATAGGATAAAGAGCCTATGGTTAATAACAAATTGTTCCTCAATCCTGAGAGAGTTTCAATGCCAGATTGATTTTCGGTCGAGCATATGGGAAACCATATGTGTTAAGTGTGGTGAACCTATAAAATATAGGGTGTTAATTAAACAATTATTATAATTGTAACCGCAGGAAATGGCGGTGTGTTAATTAGCTAACAGGGAATATCTAAGTCGTTCTGTCTGACGATATGACAATCCTGTGCGAAGTTGTATTTTATGATTTAATAAAAGGTATAGCACTTTGTCAAATCATAAGTACAAAACGTCAAACGACTAGCTCAAAGGAGCGTAGGGTTAAGTGAAATTCTTGACTCGAAGTGCCACACACCTAATCGTATTGTTAAAACTATAATACGCATGGTGAAGATATAGTCTATTCCTTGCAGAAATGTAAGGTAGTAAAGTTGGATATTGATGTTTCAGACAGACCTACAGTAATAAATTATCTCATTGACAAATATGGTGAAAATCGTGTTTGTCAAATTATAAACTTCTCGTATATAACACCTGTTGTTGCCATAAAAGATGTTGGCAAGATACTAGGTTTTAAATACGGTGAAAGGGATAAACTATCCAAAAAGTTTTCGTACAATACATTTCAAGAGTGTATTGACAACAACATAAACTACTTATCCGAACACCCTGAATACAGTGAGTTGTTGGATATAGCAGGCAAATTAAGTGGTAGGGTTAAAACAGTTAGCTGTCATGCAGGCGGTGTCGGTATTGTTGATACTGACATTAGCGACTATATGGCAATGAAACTAGGCTCTGACGGAGAACACGTCATTCAAGTTGATAAAAGGCTTGTCGAACAAATAGGCATTATTAAGTTTGATATTCTTGGTGTTCAGACCTTAAAAATGGTACAGGAAATTCAAAATGACTTGCACTTATCTGAATATGATATAAATATCAACAACCCCAAATTTGAAAATGATAGAAGTCCATTTGAACTGTTAAACAAAGCATTGACGAATGGTGTGTTTCAGGTGGAAAGTGCAGGTATGAAAGACTTACTACTCAGACTACAAGCAACTAATATGGAAGATTTGTCGGCTGTTTTAGCATTGTATAGACCTGATTCAATGGGAGCTTTGGAGGAGTTTATTAAATGTAAACATGACCCCTCACTTGTCACCTATATACACCCCGACATGAAGCCTATTTTGGAAAGCACTTACGGCTGCATGATCTATCAGGAACAACTTTTGGATATTGTAAGAACTTTTGGTGGCAGAAGCTATGGTGGAGCTGACTTATTCCGTAAGGCGATAGGCAAAAAGAATATTGAACTTGTTAAGCAAGAGTCAGAAAAACTGTACCAAGAAATTATTGACAATGGATATTCTCATGAAATTGCCAAAACGATTAGTGAAGAATTGAAAACTAAAGGTGGCTATCTGTTCAACAAATCGCATAGTTATAGCTACGCTGTTCTATGCTTTCAAACTGCTTATCTAAAAATAAATTATCCTGTTTATTTTTTCAAAGCACTATTTAATTTGAACAAAGATAAGGCAGGTATGGTGAATAAATACATTGTAGACTCTAAACAGTTTGGAGTAACTGTTTTACCACCTCATATTAATAAATCGCAAGTCGATTTTTCTATTTACGATAACAATGTGCTGTTTGGTTTTTCTGCGATTACAGGCATTGGTGAACGAATAGCCCAAGAGATTGTTGCTGATCGTGAGAAGAACGGCAAGTATAAAAACCTTCAAGACTTGCTGTCAAGAACAACACTGGCAAAAACTCAAATTATTAACTTAATGAAGTCAGGTGCAATACCTACGAAAGATAAAAAGAGTTGTTTGTTAAAATATTTGAAGTCATTGTATAAACCATTAGAGTATAAAGAATTGTCTAAGTTGCCAACATATAACAAGCTTATTATTGACTATGATATTGATATTGAAAAATATCGTATCGGTAACGGCAAGTATGACTATGACAAAGATTTGTTACTCACTCTTGCAAATCAGAAAAAGAAAGAAAAGTTTGATTTACAGCAAGAAGATAGGTTGAAACAATTTCTTTCAACCAATAACAAATATCTTGAAAACGCTGATTTTTGGGAGTTTGAAGCATTACAGATATTTATACACAATAATCCATTTGAAGAAGCACTCCCCTATCTAACAACAGCATTTGAAGCCGTTGAGAATGATAATGATTGCGTTATTGTAGGTGTTATTTCCAGAGTACAAAAGAAAAAGGACAGAAATAAAAAACCATTTGCTTTTGTGAACATTTACTCTACTTTCGGTATTATAGAGGTTGTTCTTTGGAATAGTCAACTTGTACAGTATGAAGATTTGGTTAAGAAAGGCTCTCAGGTTGCTATTAAATGCAGGAAAACAGACGAAGATAAAGTTACAATACAGGCTATGCGACCATATGTTGAATGGCTTTCAGAAAGGAAGAAAAGACATGACAGAAAAAACATTTAAGTTTAAAACCGTTCCTCAACAGGAGCGATTTTATAACGAAAATAGTAATTGGGGAGTGTACACATTCACAACAACTTCTGATGACATTCCATATTTTTATGATTGTTATGACGATCCCTTTGGTGACAATCCAAGGCAGTTAAAAGGTAGCACATTGGCAGGTAAAATGCAACGCTTAACAATCGGTGTCGAATACAATGCCGAAGTTACCTGTTCTTTTAATAGCAAATATAATTCGTATCAATATACGCCAATTTCTATTACTGCAAATGTGCCTAAGACAGAAGAACAACAAATAGCATATTTGAAGACTCAGGTCACAGAACTGCAAGCAAAAAACATTTTAGTTGTCTACCCAAATGTAATTGATGATGTTATTCATAACAGAGAAATTGATTACGCAAAAATCAAGGGTATAGGCGAAAAGAGTTGGAATAGGATAAAGGACAATATATTGAATAACTATGTTATTTCAGATATTCTTATTATACTTCAGCCGTTGGGTGTAACGTATGCCATGATAAGTAAGTTAATTTCCAATGAACCTAACCCTCAATTATTGAAGGAAAAGTTACTTGATAACCCTTATATTATGACAGAAATTCATGGCTTAGGCTTTAAAAGAGTGGACGATTTAGCATTAAAGTTAAATCCAAATATCAGAATATCAACCAAAAGAGTTGTGGCATTTATCAAGTATTATCTTGAGTGTGCTGGAAATAATGACGGTCATTCATATGTGCTAGAGTCAGTATTGGATAATGCGGTAAGAGATAATATAAACGATTGTTATGAAATGTACGAGAACTTTAAATCCACACAAAAGCAACATGAGATATTTCTACATTTTGAAGAAAATAAGGTAGGGCTATTACGCCAATATAAAACTGAAATATCTATTTTGAATATTCTAAAAAATCTCAATGAACAAGAAACAGACTATAAGATTAACATTGAAAAGGGTATTTCAGAAGCAGAAAGAGAACAAGGTTTTTACTATACAGACGAACAAAAACAAGAGATATATAAGGCTTGCAACAGCCCTGTAGTGCTTATAACAGGTAGAGCAGGAACAGGTAAAAGCTCGATTTTAAGAGGACTCACAAAGATATATAAAAGCTATTCTATATCAGCTTGTGCTTTGTCTGCTAAAGCTGCGATTAGAATAACCGAGGCAACAGGTTTATTCGCAAGTACAATTCATAGGTTGCTTGGTTTTAACAAGACAGGTTTTGTTTATAACTCTGACAACAGATTGCCTAGCGATATTATCGTACTTGATGAAGCTTCAATGGTTAATTCGTCATTATTTTATAGCTTGGTTTCTGCTATAAAAGAGGGTGCAAAAGTAATTATTGTAGGTGATGACGGTCAGTTACCACCAATAGGCTGTGGCAATATCTTTCATGATTTGCTTAATTGTAATGCGTTTACTTGTTGTAAACTGACTAAGATTTTAAGACAGGCTCAAAAGTCAGGTATTATTTCGGACTCAGTTAAAATTAGAAATGGAGAAAACCCATTGCCTGAACCAAAACTAAAAGTTGTTACTGGTGAACTACAAGACATGACCTATATGTTTAGAGAGAGCCGTGAGGGTATGCGTGAATTGGCTATTAAATTGTATACCATGGCAGCTAAGAAAGACGGCTATGATGCAACGATTATTTTGACACCTTGTAAAAAGGACAGGATAAATAGCTCTTTTGAAATTAACTCTATTTTACAAGATATGATAATCCCACCCGATACTGCACCTGAAATCAGGTATGGCAACAAGATATTTCGTGTTGGGTCGAAAGTTATTCAAAGAACGAATGACTATGATAGAAATGTGTTCAATGGTGAAATGGGTTATATTACAAAAATTGAACAGACAATTAAAGACGGCAAGAAGCAGAATGTTGTTACAATTAAATTTGCCGACAAGGAAATTGATTTCCTACAAAATGATTTAAGTAGTATTGAGTTGGCTTACTGTCTGACTTGCCATTTAACGCAAGGTAGCGGTTTTAAGAATGTTATCGTACTGATCGACAATACCCATTATAAACTGCTTGACCGCTGTATGCTGTATACTGCGATTACCAGAGCCAAAACTAAATGTGCATTGATTGCCGAGCCTAGTGCCTTTCAGAGGTGCTTGAAAATGCAGGCTTCGCAAAGAAACACTTGGTTGAGTTTGTTGTACAATAATATATAGTTTTTATGGTATAGATTTGTACATTTTGTATACTTGACATATCTCAAAAGTAGTAGTATACTATAAATATAATCTCAAAAGTAGCATAGTAAAATTAATATGTTGAAAGGTGGTTAAAGAGTGCTAAAGGCAATTAAGAAATGGCTTTACAAAATAAAAGACTTTGTGAAGTACAAGAGATAGGAGGAAATACTATGAAAGAAATGGTCTATAAAAATTATATGGAGAATGGACAAGAGGTTATTGAAATACTTGACGAAGGTATTTACAAGAGTTTTCATTATGTCATAGTTTCTTATGGCACTCACCCTTGTGCATATATAGAAATTCCAAAGGATAATGTTAGTGACGAAGATGAGCTTATTGATATTAGTTGTCATGGCGGTATTACTTATGTTTCTACAGCAGGACTTTTTAAACCTAGCAATAAGAATCATAGAGATGGTCATTGGATAGGTTGGGATTATGCACATTGCATGGACTATTGTTATTCGTTTTATAATTCCGGGCTTCTAAATGATAACAAGAAATGGACTACTAAAGAGATACTTGAAGAAGTTAAGGATGTTATAGAACAACTTATAAAAAGTTGATTTTACTTTATTCAGAAAGGAAATACATATGTCAGAGTTTAAGCAGACAATCACTATTGAGACCGAAAGAAAGACTGGCGAAACTATCATAAGAATATCCAATCCAAAATTTACAACCGATGAGCCTACAGTAAGAGGTGCAATCATTGGCGATATGACGAATAAACTAGGTAAACCAAGGATAACAGACGAGCAGAAAACTATTTTGGAAGGACTTTATTTACTTGGTTACAGATACTTGGCTTGTGACAAAAATTTAAGTATTTCAGATTCATTGTGGGTATATACAACAATTCCTTATAAAAACGATTTGGAAAAATGGGACAGTCATGATGGTAATTCTCTTTGTGTTGATAACATAATATCCCCAAATATTTTAAACAATCTTTGTTCTTGGGAAGATGAAAAACCAACTTCGATTGAGTGGCTACTTGGTAAGAAAGATAAGAATGAGTAATATAAAAGTTTTCTTTTATTGAGGTAAACAAATGAAAAAGAACAACACTTTAACAAAGACTAAAATAGAATATTTTAAGTTGCTAGATTCTTATAATTCAAAGGAAAATTTATATGCACCCGCAATAGATGCACAACTAGCAATAAATGTGCTATGTCAATATTTATTAGGCGAAGATTACTACATTGTTGACCCTTTGCCGCCTCCACAAGCTGATACAATTATTGTGCAAGATATTCTACATAAATATTGCAACAGAGAAGTTACTAAAGACTATAACAAATATAAAAATGCTAGGAAAATACTAAACCAAGAATAATAACAAAAAGTTTATACTTGATAAGGAGTAAAATGGAAATGGATAAAGAGATAAGAAAACTTAAATGTAGATGTTGCAAATGGTACGATAATTTTGAAGGCTGTGAGGGTATAGATTGTATAGATTGTGAAGATAGCTTTGAAACATCATTACTGAAATTAAAAGAAGTTGCAGACGAGGAAGATATGTCTGTTACGGACTTACTTAATCTTATTAATTTTGCTGAATTGTAGGAAATGATTTTGTGAGCTGGAAATTAAATAATACAAAAGATACTGAATATGAAAAAACATGAATCAGTAATAAATAAAAATTTAGTTTTATTTATAGAAAGAGGTAGAATATGATGACAAAAGAGGAGATTTTGGAAGCAGCAAAGCACTGCGTAGAAACAGGAGGTATTTGTGAGAATTGTCCGTTTCGTATTAATAAAACAAATTGTGAACTTAGCTTCGCCAATTACATAAAAGAAAATGAGTCTAAACCTGTAATAAAAAATATATCTTCGGCAGAAAGCAACACTAACACTATTTATGAAAACGCTAAAATAACTGATGTATCACTGGAAATAGGCGACCATTGTTGCCTTACCTTTTCTATAGCACTTAAAGGCTTAGGCTGGGGAGCTAGTTTTGGCGGTTATAACTTAGCTTTTTTCAACGGAACATCGTTTGAAGGTTCTGAAAAGGGACTTGAAGCACTTACAAGAATTATGGACGTTGTGGGCGTTGCAAAATGGGAAGATATAAAAGGTCATTATGTTAGAGTAAAACAGGAAGATAGATTAGTTGTCGTAATAGGGAATATCATTAAAGATAAATGGTTTGAACCGAGAGAATTTTTCAAAGGAGAACGGCAATAGATAAGAAATTAACAAAAGAAGATATCATAAATGTGGCTAAATGTTGTATAACATACAACTGTAAACCATGTTCACTTAAAGCACTTATAAGTAGAGACAAGAATAGTTTTGAATTGGAGGAAGAAAAATGCTGACGAGAGAAGAAACGATAAAGGCATTTGAACATTGCTACATAGCACATAGTTGCAAAGGATGTCCGCTTGAAGAGCAAGGGGAATGCCACACTGTAGAGCCAGGGGTAAACGGAGCTGTTATGCATTACCTTAAAGAAAATAAGCCTGCACCTGTGACAGACGTACAGGAAGTCAAGCGTGGAAAGTGGCTTAAACTTGGCAATGACCCAATTGACAATAAACAATGGATTTGTTCCGAATGCAAAGGATTAACTGAAACGGCATATTATTGTGGGCATTGTTACTATAATTACTGTCCTAACTGCGGAGCAAGAATGGACGGTGATAGCTTGTGAAAATAACAAGGTTGTCGGAAAATCAGAAGTTTGTTTTCAGATGGTGGACGGCACGGGAGCTTAGTGATTACGACGGGATAATCTGTGACGGTGCGGTCAGATCGGGCAAGACCTTTTGTTTGTCGGCGTCTTTTATGACATGGGCGATGACTAATTTTGACGAGTGCATTTTTGGGCTATGCTCAAAAACTATCGTGTCGCTGAAAAGGAATATCCTGCCTGCACTCAGAGAGTATATGAAAGCCATGGGCATGACGGCTGTGGAGGCCACCTCAAAGAACTATATGGACGTGAGCTTTTGCGGCAGGAAAAACAGGTTTTACTACTTTGGCGGCAGGGACGAAGGCTCACCCTCTCTTATCCAGGGCGTGACCCTTGCGGGGGTGCTTCTTGACGAGGCGGCACTTATGCCCAGAAGCTTTATAGAGCAGGCTGTGGCAAGGTGTTCAGTGGCGGGGAGCAAGCTGTGGTTCAGCTGCAATCCTGACAATCCTTACCACTGGTTCAAGAAAGAGTGGATAGACAAGGCGGAGGAAAAACGGCTTATCTACAGACATTTCGTGCTGGAGGACAATCCGACCCTTGATCGGGCGGTGATAGAACGCTATCACAGGATATACACGGGGACGTTTTACGAGCGTTTTGTGCTTGGAAAATGGCACTGAAAGTTTGGTAACAAGGAGTGATGAAGACAATGCGTAAAATATTATTTCGTGGCAAACGCACTGACAATGGCAAATGAGTAAGTGGATATTACGTTGTCAGGAAACGCCCATACTTCAAGGACAAGGGTGCTAATTTTGAACACATTATTTGCGACAATATAGAGATTGAGGACAATGACTATAAGCAGTTTGTTGATACAATGCTAATTTCTTATGTAGTAGACCCTAAGACCGTCAGCCAATACACAGGGCTAACAGACAAGTATGATAAGAAAATTTTTGAAGGAGATATAATTAACGTAACTTCTTGTGGCACTGATAGATTTATGGATGTAAGGTGGAATGATGAAACACTTTCTTGGGAGCTGACAGATGTAGGCACTCCAACGTTTAAAGTGAATCATCTTTTTAATACGATTGATCTTACGGAACTTGAAGTCGAATCTTGCTATAATGGGCAAAATTACACTTGACGAATACAAAGAAAGAATTGGAATTGGCTGAAAGGAGACAGAATGAAACTTCTGGAAAGTATAAAACTTGCAATGCAAGTTTTCCCAAATAGCTTTATTAATCGAAATAACGAGATTATTCTTATTCCAAAATTCAATGTCTATATTCAGCTTGACGATGTGAAAACAAATGAAGATTTCAAGGTAAAACTTTGTGAGTGGCTAAGTCGAGATTGCTCTTGTGCGTTAAGATATTCACGAGACAAAAGACTTATGAGATATTGGCAAGACAATACTAATGCTTTCAATAAAATTTGTGGAACTAATTTTACAATGGAGCAAATGAGTTATATCTATACATATTTGGGTAATGGCATAAAACATGATCTTACAAAACAGTTCGTAAGAAACGGATTTGACCTTTTTGTTATAGAGAAATATACTCAAAAGGGCAATAAAGAGGTTTATTGATGAAAGAAATTAAAGTAGTGAAATATTCTAAACAATGGTGCAAAACACGAATGACAATATATACTATTATTTGTATTATTTCTTATTATTTGTATTATTTCTTTTTGTGCTTTTGTTTTAACAATGCCAATTATGGCACATTTCTATGACGAATACGGCTTACATCATACCAAAACTATAGTAAGTGTAATGGTGGTTTTAACCTTTTTTGTGGTATGGTTATATTGCTATGCAAAGGCTATGCAATTCGAGCATTATGAGAACTATATATACAACCATACCAAGAAGATTAAGCGTAAGCAAGATAGAAAATATAGAAAATGGCTGATGTAAAAGTTGGGAGATAAACAAAATGGATTGTAATATTCAAAATATAAAATGTGAAATCTGCGGTCGAGTGTTCCATAAAGTCTGCCATGCAGAGCCATATGAGAAAGTCTGTGATAATAGTGAATGTTTCCATAAAAAGTTCTGGCTTGAAATTATAAAAGAAAGGGACGAACACGTTATTATTAATGGAATTTGTTATTACTTAGATAGAACCCACCCAATGAGTGATAGTCCTTTTAGGGGATATGGTGGTAGAGAATTTAAAATTAAATTACATACTGGTGAAATTATCGTAACAAATAATTTATGGCACAATGGTGAAGTACCTAAAGAATTTCGAGATAGATTACCTGATAATGCAGAGTTTGTATAATTGTAATAGGAGTTAATTGACGGAAAATGGAGGTAACAAATGTTTGTAACCAAATTGGGTGAAAATTTTATTGAGGGCATAACACTATTTAAAGGGAAATGTAAAGCTTGCAATTCTGAGTTTTATTTTGAAGAAAAAGAAGCCAAAGAATTGTATGAAAAAGGTGAAATCGGTCACTCAGAAGAAGAAATGCTTCGAGTTTCAATGGGTGAGCCTTATTACAGATATGAGTTTAGAAAATACCCTCCTTATAAAGTGCCAATTCTTATAACACGTTGTCCTTGCTGTGACGAACTTGTTAAACTAGACCAAGTAACGTGTACACACGAAACATATGCTGAATTGAAAAATAAGCATAGAATTACATTAGAACATCTTGCGGAATATAACGGAATATATCCTTTGAATTTTAAGTGTCCTAATAGTAGGTTGTCTGTTGATATGAAAAATAGGATTGAAAAGTCAAAAGCATTAGTAAAAGCATTAGCTGGATCGTGAAAAAGTTGAAAGCAACTAAAATATAAAACCAACATTTTATTAAGAAAATAAGAGATAAAACAAAACGGAATGCTCAGATTAGCTACCTGAGTGAATATGATAATTGCAATTATCTTCCAATAAAGAACAAATTGGAGGATTTACAAATAGTGAAAACGGAAAAAATAACAGTAAACGAATTATTTAGTGGTATAGGCGCACAAGTTTCAGCATTAGAAAGGCTTGGAATACCTCGTGAAATTAAATATACATCTGACATAGATCATAATGCAGTTTTAGCATATGCGTCTATTCATTGTGGACTTACGGAAGAACTTATAAATACATATACTGAATATCCTACAAGAGAAGAAATGGCTAGACAGCTTACAGAAATTAATCTTGGATATGATTTTCAGAAAAATAAACCTTATAATTGGTACAGATTTGTAAATAGCAAATCAAAAGAGCTTGAAAAATATTGGCTCGCTAATAAGCTTTCGAGGAATTTAGGTGACATTAGTAAACTCGAACATCTTGACTATGCTGATTTTTGGACATATTCATTTCCTTGCCAGAGCGTATCTGTCAGTGGCAAGCAAGAAGGTATTATAAAAGGTAAAACACGTTCGGGATTACTCTATGAGGTACAAAGACTACTTGAAAAGCTGACAAAATGTTGGCTTTACCAAAATATCTAATGCTTGAAAATGTCAAAAATCTTGTGGGTAAAAAGTTTAAACCACAGTTTGATGAATGGGTGGCTTGGTTTGATGAACTTGGTTACAATACATATTGGAAAGTTTTAAATGCTAAAGATTATGGTGTTCCTCAAAATAGAGAAAGAGTGTTCGCAATAAGTATTCGCAAAGATATTGATGATGGAAAATTTGAATTTCCGCAACCTTTTGATAACGGAGTCAGACTTAAAGATGTACTTGAAGATAATGTAGATGAAAAGTATTATTTGACAGATACAATGATACGAGGCTTTATTAAACATAATGAGAGCCATACTGCAAAAGGAACAGGGTCTATATGGAAACCAAGAGATGTTAATGGAACAGCAAGTACCCTAAGAGCCAATAGTGCTTTAGCTCCAACTGATAATACTATTCTTGAAACTAATCGCTGTATTCAAGTTGGTAGCTTAAATTATTATAATTATGATAAAATGAATAGAGTTTATTCAAAAGGAGGCTGCTCTCCCGCATTGGAAATTATGCAAGGTGGGGATAGGCAACCTAAAATAGCAGAGCCAATAGCTTATGTGAAAGAAGCAACTAAGAAAGGCTATGCAGAAAATTATGAAGGTGACAGTGTAAATCTGGAGCAACCTAATTCTAAGACAAGAAGAGGTAGGGTCGGAAAGGGTTGCGTACAAACGTTGACTACAAGTTGTAACCAAGCTGTAATTGAACCCGAAGCCAAAAGCTTTAGAGTTCGTAAATTAACTCCTAAAGAATGTTATAGGCTTATGGGATTTACTGATGAACAATTTGATAGATCACAAACTTTTAGTTCTGACAGCCAACTTTATAAACAGGCAGGTAACTCTATTGTGGTTGATGTACTTTATTACATATTTGGAAAGCTGTTTGAGGTTGATATTGAAACTAGAAAGGAAACAAAATGTTAAATAATGCTTGGAATACTCTCTTGAAATGTATATGGGTGGCTTGCTTTGACACCCATAACTTTCAAGAAGGAAAAGTATACGAAGTAAAAAATGGCAGACTAATAGACGGTCATGGCAGAAAAAGTTGTAATACATATGACAATGTTTACGATATTAATGACAGCTTTTACGCTAGATTCAAAGAAGTAAAGGAGTGAATAAAAAACATGGCAAGTGAGATACGAAATGATTGTGTGGGTTGTACTGCTCTTGGACTTCCCTGCCGTCATTGTTACATGGGTCGAGATTATCGTGTTTTAATATGTGATAAGTGCGGAACTGAGGTTGATATGCTTTATATTATTGACAATGACTCGGAAGAACTTTGCCAAGAATGTGCCAGAGAAAAGGCTATTGAATATTTGTCAAATCATAATATGGACGTTGACGATTTGTGTGAATACAATGATATTCCTTGTGAAAAAATGGACGGAGAAGATTATTACAACAAGCATTGCTATTGTGACGATGAGGAATAAATACATATGAACAAAAAGAAAAACGAGACAACAAAACAAATAATACAACTTATAGTTGCTATTTGCGTAATAGTTATCGGTTTTGGAGTTGTAAAAGTTATTGGTATTAACGAAGATTACAAGCACAATTTTGAAAGAAACAAAGCCGATAATTCAACAGTTAATACAACTACCACTATCACAAACACTATAACTAAAAACACAACAACTAGATCGGTAGAAAATAAAAAAAATACAGTAAAAACAAATACTAAATCTACTACAACCACTAAAGAAACAAGAACTACAAAGCCGTATAGCCATAAAGTAACTGAAACTACAACGATAGTTACCAAGTCTGAAGCAGAGCCAGAAATAGAACTTGTTTCTTACGATATCCCAGCAGGTGATACTTCATTTCACGGCTATATGGATTATGCCTGTATTACGGACATCAATTCTCTGCAATATCAGTTGCAACTGAATTGTTGGACGGATAGTCAAGGAATACGCAGACAAGGTGATGATGTTTGTATTGCTTTAGGAAGTTATTACGGTACAGAAATAGGTACACGCTATCTAATTACAACCGACATGGGTAATTCATTCACCGCTGTTTTAGCCGATTGCAAAGCTGATATTCATACTGACTATAATAATCAGTATCGAGATACAGGCAACGGCTTTAAGAACGTGGTTGAATTTATAGTTGATACATATGCACTTGATCCTAATGTTATGAGCAGTGGCAACATTGGTACTTATGACAATTATTCTGGTAACATTGTATCAATTCAGAAACTTAGTTAGAAAAGAGGTGAATTTAAAAATTGGCATACGACAAGAAAGCAGGAAAAAGAAAGCGTTTAGCTAGAGAGGAGGAAAACAGACAGCTAAAACGTTACAAGTCAGAGTGTAGAGAACTAGATACATATTTTATGAGTGAGGACGAACTCATTCAAGCCAAAGAAAGACAGAAGATAACAAAAGCTAGGAATAAAGCAATCGTACAAAGAGCTTATATGATTGCTATGGCAACAAATTAAATAAAGAAAGGACAGATGAAAATGGTAACGGAGTATACAGCATATAAAATTAGATTTACTACAGTAAAAGAAGTACAGCAGTTTATTAGACTTGCGAACATGGTTGGCTATACTATAGACCTGAAGCAGAGCCATTATTGCGTAAATGCAAGCAGTATAGTGGGCATATTCGCACTTGACCTTGAAAACGAGGTAATAATGTTTGTGCCAACAGAACACGAAAAGAACGCAGAAGAAATGTTCGCAGAATTTATTATAAAGTAGAGGAAAAGACGATGATTAAAATTGAAAATGTTAAAGTAATGGGCTGGGAGGCAGCAATCAGAGGTATGCGTAATCCTATGAACTCTTGGAATAAGAGTGATACCAAATGGTACTTAATAGGAGCACCAGGGACTAATCCAGCGGCTGCCAACGATAAATATTTAAGAGAAAAATATTGTATTGGGGATAATGATCTTGATCTTATGAAAAGGCTTGTCAAATCTGGTACAGACCACCGTAAGTTTATGCGTATGATTACGGTGTATGCTGACATTACAGCACCACTGTATTGGTGGGCTGAATATGATACATACAAGGTTGGAACAGTTAGAAATAGTTGTTCAAAAATGCACAAACTGTTATCAAAGCCTTTTGAAATGAATGACTTTAGTTTTGACAAGTTGCCAGGATATAAAAACGAGGTTAAGCAATTCAAACCTGATTTTGATGAAAAAGACGAGATGTGGAAATCCTTAAATCCACATTATAGTGTTAGCAATTTGGGAAGAATAAAAAATGACAAATATAATAGGATTTTGTCAGGTAGTTTACACAAAGACGGATATATGTTTACAACCATTGACGGGAAACAGTATCCATTACATAGATTGGTTGCCTTGGTGTTTTGTGACGGATTTGAAGAAGGTAAGGTTGTAAATCATAAAGATGGAAACAAACAGAATAATTCTGCTGACAACCTTGAATGGATAACACAACAGGAAAATGTTCGACACTCGTACAATAATGATTTTCAGCCTAAAAGTACAGGTACATACAAGGGTAAATTCACGGCAGAACAGCGTGAAGAAATTAAGTTGTTATGGGATAGTGGTAAAATAAGCAAACGAGAAATAGCGAAAAAATATGGTGTATCTCATACTTGTATTATCAATATCATCAATGACAAGTACAAATATGCCGAAAATACAAATATTTTTGAAGAAGTTGCAAGACCTATTGTCGATATTCTTAATGAATTGCGTGACAGTTATCTTAGTTGTGATAATGAAGATAATAAAAAGCAAATATGGTACGCAATATTACAACTGCTACCAGAAAGCTATAATCAACGTTCAACGGTCATGCTTAATTACGAGGTACTGGCAAATATTTATAAGTCTCGTAAAAACCATAAGCTTGATGAGTGGAGAGCTTTTTGTGATTGGATTAAGGCATTGCCATATTCAGAATTGATAACAGGAGGCACAGATGAGTAAACCATTATTTTGTATACTTGGAGCTTCGGCAAGTGGCAAATCAACACTTGTACAAATTCTTGAAAAAGAATTTAATATGAAGCAGATACCATCTTATACAACACGTCCTCCTAGATTTAAAGGAGAAGAAGGACATACATTTGTTTCAGAAAAAGAATTTAAGGCACTTAATGACATCGTGGCATATAACTATTATCTTGATAATCATTATGGAGTAACGGCAAGCCAAATTGACGATGATACATATAACTTGTATGTTGTAGACCAAACAGGGCTTAACGAACTCCACAAAAAGTACAAAGGCAACAGAGAGATTTATTCTATTTTTATAGATTGCTCGTATATCAATCGGTACAAGCGTTTGTTTGGACGTTATCATAAAATGTACAAGAATTTTGATAAAGCACTTAAAGAAACCAGCAAACGTACAGAACAAGATAAGATAGAATTTAAAAACTGCAAATCATCTGTTGATTACGTTATCAATAATGATGAAAATATCAACACAGCTTATGAAAATCTAAAAAAATATGTGAAAAGAATTATAGCCAAGCAGGAGGGAGATAATGATACCGAAACTGAACATAATTAACAAAGAACATTATAATAGCATTGTTTACTTATCTCACCCATATGGTGGCAAGCAAGAAAATTTAAGTAAAATAAATGAGTGCCAAAAACTATTAACTATAATGCACCCTGAGAATTTGTATCTCAATCCTAGTGCAATGTTTGGCAACCTTTACGATTGTACCACTTATGAGCAAGGGTTGAACATGACCCTGTTGTTACTTGAAGAACTTGCAGATGAAATGATTATTTGTTCAAAGGATTGGCAATCCTCTAAAGGCTGTCGCACGGAGGTTTTGTATTGTGACAACAGACATATACCGTATAAAATTTGTACTTTGGAGCAAATTAGAGATGAATACGAAAAATACAGAAAGGAACATGATAAGAATGGCTAATTTTATTATTGGTGCTTTGGTTGGGCTTGTACTTGGTTTTCTAATAGCCTATAGAACAGTAACCGAAATGCTTGATGAATTAAACGAGAATGATAAAGAGGAAAATGCCAATGGAACTGAAAGCAAATCTGATAAGACCTAGACCGTGGCGTATTGGTGTGGATTGTGATAATGTCATTAATAATTTAGTAGAGAGCATTATTGATGTTTATAATAAGGACTATAATGACAATTTGTCCGTTGCCAATATAACTACCTATAATATGAGACAGTTCTTTAAAAATGTATCTCAAGACAAGTTTTATGACTATTTCACGGATAAGAGGGTATGGGACAACATAAAAGTGCTTGAAAATTGTGTTGCTACATTGAAGAAATACCATGATTTGGGTTGTGAAATTTACATAGTAACAGCTACAGCCCCACAGAATGTTTCTAATAAAGCAACGTGGTTACAAGAACAACTCCCATTTTTAAATATGTATGATAGTCTAATAGTTATAAAGAACAAGCAAATGCTTAGTGGAGATATTGATATTCTAATTGATGATTGCGTAGACAATTTAGTTGGTGGCTATTATCATAAAATTTTATTTGATTATCCATGGAATAGACTTGGGTTTGAGTCATACGAAAACAACGCTCATATGTTACACCAAAGATATCGTTGTAGGAATTGGAATGATATTGATGAGGCAATTAACATAATTATGAAAACTGATATGGGTACAGAAATAGAATTAGACTTAAAGCCAGAGAATATAGAGAGTATAGAAAGCGAACAAAAAATAGATTTTGTTTTAAGTGACAACAAGGAGTGATAAAATGAAAGTAATAAAAAAGGATGGAACATTAGAAGATTTTGATTATCAAAAAATAATCAATGCCTGTAGTAAATCGGCTAGCAGGGCATTAGAAAATCTTTCGGACAAAGATTATGAAAAAATTTGCTCCGCTGTTATGGACTACATAATGGAAGAAGATTTAGAAAATGATTGTATTTCGGTTGAGGCAATACACGCAATAGTCGAACGAACTTTGCTTGACCTTTATCCAAAATCAGGTGAATGTTATAGACAGTATAGAAATTATAAAAAAGATTTTGTTCATATGATGGACGATGTATATACCAAGTCTCAAGGTATTCGTTATATTGGCGATGTTTCAAATGCCAACACTGATTCTACTATGACTAGCACACAGCGCAGTTTGATTTATGGTGAGTTGAACAAGAACCTGTATGATAAATTCTTCTTGAATGTTGAAGAAAGACAGGCGGCTAGAGACGGTTATATCTATATTCATGATAAGAAAGACAGACTTGACGGCATAAACTGTTGTATTTTCGATATGGCAAATGTTTTGTCTGGTGGCTTTGAAATGGGTAATATTCATTATAACGAGCCTAAGACACTTGACGTTGCCTTCGATGTTATAAGTGATGTAACAATGTCGGCAGCTAGTCAACAATACGGTAAGTAATATTGCCGTAATAAAACCTACTTAACCTTGCTAAAGGGTGTGACGAAAGTTGCTAACGGTGAAACCTAAGTCATAATTGATATGGTAATACCGTGCTATCTAATTTCCATAAGAAAATTAGTGAGAGGTTTAATTATGGAGGAAATAATTTTTGAAAATGAAATTGCTTATAAAACTAAATATGACGGATACTATGTTACCAAAAGTGGCAAAGTAATAACTACTAAAGTTAAAGGTGGACAAGGGCGAATAAATATATTTCAACCAAGAGAACATTGTTATAAAGTGGATAAAGATGGATATTTAGAAGTATGCCTTTCTTTTATAGAAAATAATCGGCATATAAGGAAATATTACCGAGTACATAGATTGGTATATGAAACACTGATGGGGGATATTCCGCAGGAATTGACGATCGATCACATAGATGCAAATCCTCAAAATAATTCAATAGAAAATTTGCAAATATTAACTAGAGAAAATAATACGAGAAAAGCATTAAAAAATAAAAAATCGCCAAAAAGATTTATGTATCAATTATACAAAAACAATATTTATGTTGGAACATTTGATAGAAAAGAATTGGGAAAAAATATTGGATTAAAAGGTAAAGACTTTTATCAAGATACAAACAATAAAAAGCAATTATTACTTCAAGGTTATCAATGGAATTTAATATAAATGGAATTTAGAGAGTGTAGAGGACATCGAAAGAATATCATAATATTATAGCTTTTATTATGAAAGTAATCGAGTAGAGTAGATTATGAGATTGGCACATAATTGAAACAGTAGGCACAATTAGCGGTTGTGAAGATATGTTGCAGTGCGGTATCCAGTATAGAAATATACATCTGCATTGGGTTTTACAATACCTAGAGTTGATACTCTTTTAGCCCCATATGCCGAAAAAAGTTATCAGAAATATGTTGACGAATATTTAAACATATGTGATAACGGTGACAAGAATAAAGCCGACGAATATGCAACCAAAAAAGTCTATCGGGATTTTGAACAGGGCTTTCAATCATGGGAAATGGCATTTAATTCTGTAGGATCGTCAAGAGGCGATTATCCTTTCATCGCTATTAGTTTTGGCATAGGTACAAGCAGGTGGGAAACCATGGCAAGCGAGGTAGCATTAAAAACACGAATGGGTGGACAAGGAAAAGAGGGCTTTAAAAGACCTGTACTATTTCCAAAGCTGACGTTTTTGTACGATGCAAATTTACATGGTAAAGGTAAAAAGTTGGAATGGCTTTTTGATGTTGCCATTGATTGTAGCAGTAAAGCAATGTATCCAGATTTTTTATCTTTGACAGGGGATGGTTATATTCCTGAAATGTACAAGAAATATGGAAAAGTTGTTAGTTTGATGGGTTAAAAATTACACTACGGCTCATCTAAAACTTCGTAAACCTACAAATGTAGGGTGTACAATTCACGTTTAGGAATTATAGGAAATGATAATTAGGAATTGTGCTAACAGGGGACTAAAAAAATCCTGTGCGAAATTCAAAATAACTAAATAATTTACATAAACCGACAAAAAGGAGAGGACAAAACGAAGGAATATAAAGAATATGACGGTTTCTTAGTAGACGAAGAACTAAACATATACAGCAAAAGAACTATGCGCAAATTAAAACCATATCTCGGTACAGATGGATATTTGCAAGTTCAATATAGAATGGAAAATCATAAACAACATCATAATAGAGTTCATGTGATTATAGCACATTGTTTTATTCCAAACCCTAATAATTATAAATACATAAATCATATTGATAGCAATAAAACCAACAACAATATTGATAATTTGGAATGGTGTACTAATTCATATAATGTTCTGCATGGTTGGCACAGTGGAAACAGAATTCACAAAAATAGAACAAAGGTGTTTGTATTTGATTTTGACGACAATATTGTTGATAGTTTTTCATCAATTAGAGAATGTGGTAGGGTGTTGAACTTAGATAGACATAAAATAGCAAGAGTTTTAAAAGGGGAACTTCCCAAAAATTATTTAGGTTATTATTTTAGTTATTTTGATAATCGTCAAGAGACTATCGAAAACATAGCATAAGTGAAAGACTTGTGTGAAGAAGTGAATAGAGTACACATAAGGTGCGACTCCTTATGTGGAACAGCGAAGTACACAACATTTGGTAACAGAATGTTGTGTAAAGATATAGTCCAATGGCATAATGCCATTGTGTAGAGCTTCGTTGTCACCATGGTTTGTAAAAGGTGGCATGAAACCAAAAGACGAAAATGATTACCCTGTCTTTGAGGGTAGATTTAATCTTGGTGCAATATCATTACACTTACCGATGATATTAGCAAAGGCAAGGCAGGAGAATAAAGATTTTTATGAAGTTCTTGATTATTACCTCGAACTTATAAGAAATCTGCACAAAAGAACATATGAATTTTTAGGAGAGAAAAAGGCATCAACAAATCCAATGGGATTTACTCAAGGTGGTTTTCTTGGTGGTAATCTCAACCCTAATGATAAAATAAAACCAATACTTCCAGCTATGACTATGAGTTTTGGTATCACTGCTTTAAACGAATTACAGCATTTGTATAATGGTAAGTCACTTGTAGAAGATAGTGATTTTGCCTATGAAGTAATGCAATACATAAATGACAAGACAAATGAATTTAAAGAACAAGACCATATACTATACGCAATTTACGGCACTCCTGCTGAGAGCCTGTGTGGGCTTCAAGTTGAACAATTCCGCAAGAAGTATGGTATCATAGAGGGCGTATCAGACAGACCATACGTTTCCAACTCATTCCATTGTGGCGTATGGGAACATATTACCCCAGTTCAGAAACAAGATACTGAAAAGCGTTTTTGGAATTTGTTCAATGGTGGAAAGATACAGTATTGTCGTTATCCTATATCGTATAATAAGGAAGCTATAAAAACACTTGTAAGACGTGCTATGGATTACGGATTTTATGAGGGTATAAATTTAGCATTATCATATTGTGAGGATTGTGGTTACGAACAACTAGAAATGGATAAATGCCCGAAGTGTGGGTCGGAAAATATAACTCAGATTGATCGAATGAATGGCTATTTAGGCTTTACTAGAATACATGGTAAAAGTAGATATAATGCCGCAAAGGTTGCAGAGATAAAGGATAGGGTGAGTATGTAATGAACTATCATAATATAACCAAAGATGATATGTTAAATGGTGACGGGCTTAGAACTGTCCTTTGGGTATCAGGCTGTAATCATCATTGTAAAAACTGTCAAAACCCTCAGACATGGAATAAAGATAGTGGTATACCATTTGATCTTGATACTATCTTTGAAATATGGAACCAGTTAGACAAATCATATATTTCAGGTATAACATTTTCAGGCGGCGATCCTTTGTTTCCCGATAATCGTGAAATAGTATGTGCAATATCCGCACTAATAAAAGATTGCCATCCTACCAAAACTCAATGGCTGTATACAGGTTATAAGTGGGAAGAAATTAAAGATTTGCCTATTATGGAGTATCTTGATGTAATCATTGACGGTCAATACGAAGATAGTAAACGTGACATAACATTAAAATGGCGAGGGTCAAGCAATCAGAGAGTTATTGATGTGCAGAAAAGCCTAAAACAAAACCAAGTAGTATTGTGGTGCGATTAATAACAAAAAAAATAAAGGGCTTGCATACAAACAAACCCTTAAACAAGTCATTAGCCACCATAGAAATTATAATGTGTTCAATATTATGTTTCTGAATGGTGGCGACTAATGACTCTATTAATTATAACATAGAATAAGAGAAAAGTAAAGGAGATAAAAAATGATAACAGCAGTAAAATTTGCAAAGACAAAACTAAATGCGATCATTCCAACCAAAAGACTAGAAGATGCAGGCTATGACGTTTATCCTTGTTTTGACGAAGATTACATAATAATAAAACCACATACTACAGTTATAATACCGACAGGCATAGCTTCAGCTTGTGATACAGATTACTGCTTCGTATTACACGAGAGAAGTTCAACAGGCACTAAGGGCATGGCACAGAGGTGTGGAATAATTGACAGTGGCTATCGTGGCGAGTGGGGTGTTCCAATTACTAACACAAATGACGTACCGATAGTTATTTGCAAGAAAGAGTTTGTTGCTACCTTTAGCGATTTTGCTAGTGTTTTGTTGCTCCCATATGGAAAATCTGATTACTATGGAAAATCTGATTACATTGTATATCCATATGAAAAAGCCATTTGTCAAGCTCTTGTGCTTCCTGTCCCAGAAGTTGAGATAGAAGAATATACATACGAGGAACTTAAAGCTATTCCGTCAGAAAGGGGTACAGGTCGCCTTGGTAGTAGTGGAAAGTAAGATTGTGAGTAAAAAATGAAAAAAAGCAAAACAGCTCTGGTAACAAAGGGCAAAAAGAAAATACCAATAAATATCATTATACATAATCCAAACAACATGGATAAATTCAATAATTATTATTCATCTGTCATTATTGATACAATAAAAAAAATAGCATAAATATAAAGGTGTCCGACAATGGCAAATATTGTCGGACACCTTTATATTTATTGACTTTTTTCAGAAAATATGCTATAATGAAAGACTATCTACAAAAAGGAGACATATAAATGAGAATAGCAATATATTCAAGAAAATCAAAATTTACAGGCAAAGGTGAAAGTATTGGAAATCAAGTTGAAATGTGTCGAGATTATATCGCTACAAATTATAATGGTGAAGAACATTCCATACAAGTATTTGAAGATGAAGGCTTTAGCGGTAAAAATCTTGACCGACCACAATTTAAAAAAATGATAGAAATAGAAAATGTCATACCATTTGATTTAATAGTTGTGTATAGATTAGACAGAATTAGCCGAAACGTAGGCGACTTTGCTTCTTTAATTGAAAAGCTAAATAAAAAGAATACGTCATTTGTATGCGTAAAAGAACATTTTGATACAGGCAACTCTATGGGACGTGCAATGATGAACATAGCTGCGGTTTTTGCACAGCTAGAAAGAGAAACTATAGCAGAGCGTATTAAAGATAATATGTATCTTTTAGCGAAAGAAGGTCATTGGCTCGGAGGAACAACACCATTAGGCTATAAATCCATTGAAGTTACAAATGGTAAAAGGACACATTTTGAACTTATCATTGATGAAAGTCAAATAGATTTGGTAAATATAATTTTTAGTAAATATAAACAGCTTGGTAGCATTAACGGAGTAGAAACATATTTGTTTGTGAATGGTTATAAAACTCAAAAAAATAACTATTGGCATAAATCTAATGTAAAACGCATTTTAACCAATCCAATCTACTGCATTGCGGATATTGATAGCCTAAATTATTTCACTGAGTTAGGCTGTAATGTTTGTTTCACACTTGACGATTGCAATGGTAAGAAAGGCATTTATCCGTATAATAGGTTTTCAGGACAAAAAAGAGAAACGCAATCATATGATCGATGGATTATTACTATATCAGAACACCAAGGAATTTTGGCAGGCAAAGAATGGGTGGCTATTCAGCAACAATTAAAGGCAAATTCAAAAGATGGTTTCGGTGGGAAGGCAAACGAAAGACGTTCCACTAGCAATACTTCACTTTTATCGGGTGTACTATTCTGTTCATGCGGAGCTTATATGCGACCAAAAAAATATCCATCGGGAAATACCTTTTATATTTGTGAAAACAAAATGGATAAAAAAATAACTGAGTGCAATAATTCTAACATCAATGCAGATGAATTAGATAAAATAATCTTGAACGAGTTATTTTCTTTCGATATAAAAGATGGTGTTGTTGATTCACAAATTCAAAATCTAAAAGAACAAGTTGCAAATATTGACAATGATTTGCAAAAACAAATTGGACGTTTAAAAAAGCAAATAGAAACTAATAAGAACACAGTGAATAAATTTATGAATATCGTGGCTCTATCTATTGAAAATGATACGCCAAAACAAGTGGTTGAAGTTTACAATCAGAAAATAAATGAGTTATTAAATCAAAATAAAATAACTCAAAAAAGAATTGACGAGTTGCAAGATACAAATATCGTTCAAGCAAAGATGAATGATAGGCTAAACAGCTTAACAGATGCTATGACATATCTTAAAGAAAACTTTGACAAATTAACTATTGTAGAAAAAAGAGGGTTTGTTAAAGAGATAGTTGATAGGATAGTTTGGGACGGCAAGAATATCAATATTTTTATTAAAGGTATTTCAGAATTATCAGAATAAGCCAATTGAAATACCTAAGAAAATCATTTCCGCCATGTGTCAACAGCAGTTGCAGTTGAAGAATCGTGGAAACGATAATCACAGGCTTGTTACCCACATCGCAAAAGCAAGGATAAATAATGGTTTATCTATAACTGAAATATGTAAACTAACAGGATTGAGTTATGATAATTACATCAAGTATGAACGTGACGAAGTAAAGGATCAATATAAAAACTTTGATACTTTGAAAAAAATATCTGATGTACTAAACATAAATCTTATGAATGATTATTTGTCCTTTAAAGCACACTCAAAGGAAAGAGTTTGTTCCTATATGGAATTGCACAATCTATCTATACGCAAATTGGCTAAGATATGCAATGTTAGTATTACAACAATAAAAAACTGGCGTAACGGAAAGTGTTCCCCTTCCTATGAGATGTGGCAGAGAATATTTAGACAATAGACTTTACAATTTGTAAAAAAATGAAAGCAGGGTATTGTTTTAATGCCCTGCTTTTTTGTCTCACTTTTCTATTTTTAGCAAAAAAAATAAGGGTATGACACAACGGACACACCCTTATTTTCTGCATTTGCAACCGATTATTAGGTCGTACCAAATACAAATATGTTTCAACTCACAAGCTGTAGCAATACTACAACTGACATATATAATATAGCATAAAAAAATCTATTTGTCAAGACGTTACAAACTTTTTTATAATTTTAACTAGCTATAAATTTAGCAGTCATTTTACTGCAATGTAAACAAAAAAGGTGCATTCATAAAGAACACACCTTTTTCTTGCAACTTAATTAGTTACACATAGAATACAAATATATTTCAACTCACAAGCTATGGCATCGCCATAACTGACATTTATACTATATCAGACTTGTAGTGGTTTGTCAACACGTTTTACTATGTTTTGTATCATTGCACAAATTTGGCTTGTCATTTTTGCTGTTTTGTACATATAAATTTTATAAGACTTTTATAAGACTTTCATAAAACTCTGTCTTATAATTTTCTAATAAAATCCTTGTAATTTTCTAATAAAATCTTTATTTCATAGAAACTATTCTTCCACTATCTCGTTAGCCCTTAACGATATTTTCTTTTTAACCTTTTCGCTTTAGGTAATATATATCTAATTATTTATATTTCGTCAAGCGTAAAAAATAGGGTACTAGAAATTAATCTAGTACCCTAAAATTATTTCTGAACCAATGTCAGAAGTGGGTAAATACCAAACTCGGCATTGGCTGGTCTTGCGTGAATTGTTCTTTTATCAATATCATAATATCCGTAATAATTCATACCCGAATATGACGATAGCCACATTCCACCAGTAGTATCATAACCAAAGCCTGTTAAAGCTGTAGTAATTGGCTTATTTGCAAAGTATGGCAACTGTGACTCCATGCCTGAATTGTCATAACAACCCGATGTAACATAATGTCCGAAAATCTCAGGCTCACTCGGTAATCTAAGCGAATAGGAGGTATAGCTATCACTATAGCCATAGTTTTCCACACTTCTTCCACCACCATTAAAATAAGTGTAACTCGTGGCTGATTTGTTAATCATAAGTGGTAATGGGTCTGAAAACTCAGCAAGATTATTTCCAAAAATATTTTTAAAATGTGCAGTATAAACAGGCATAACCTTTTGCTGAATGAATGTTTGAGAGTATGCGTGAACATCACCTAAACCTGTAGCGTTATCAATAACATTTGTTCCTATTGGTGAGCCAAAAGGCATAAATGTATATGACCGTTTTTCACTTGAGGCTTTTGTAGTCCTAAGAAAATCCACAGCTACACATACAAAATAAGTATCATACTCTACCGTTTTTGTACTTTCTTCACCATCAACGATACAAGGAACATTTTCAATAGTTCCTTTTATTTTCAGTTCTGTACCAAGACCTAATTCGGAAATATTGCCACGATTTATTTGACCGAGAAGCCCATTTATATTATCTGGATCATTACCATTCCATGTTCCACCTACGGTATGAGCATTACGATTTAATTTCTCCATGCGAACACAACTTCCACTCAGAATAGATATTTCATCTGTGTTTCTTTTAACCGAGGTAGTCAAATTTTCTATTTGGCTTGTAATATCTGCCGTACCGTCATTGTTCATAAGCTCCGTTTGGTTTGCTAGTGAACTAAGCTTGTTATCAGTTTTGTTATATATGCTTACGCTCATTTAGTCTTTCCACCACCCTCGTTGTCCTCGCTTTCATACTTTTCCCCAGTGATTTCCTCATACTGTTCAGCCGTAATTTTCCCTCTGTCAGCAAAGTCTTTGACCTGCTCAGCCGTGTACAACCCTAAGTCGTACAAACGTTTGACTTTTCTATACATTGTCGTCACTCTCCTCGATTAGTGTGTCGGTCATTAGTGCTGTGTATAGCACCTGTGCTTCTAGCTCGTCCACCTTTGTAGCTTTCTTCGGCTGAAAATCCTCTGAGAATAGCCCTGCGGCTTTCAGCATTTCTTCTTGTATTTTTGTCATGTTGTACCTCCCACTTCTGATAGCTTCACGATATACTCTTCTTCTGATGGCACGGGTATATGGTAGTTATCATTGCTGCTTTTAAATGTTACACTACCCAGTGCTTCGACTTCGATGTTCCGCAGAAAATCATCGGGTAGCATGGTTGAAATGTCGGTGACGATTGGTGTATCTAACGCCTTGATTTCCGTCCCGTCAATAGTGTTGTTTTGCGTATAGGTCTTAGCCTCATAGTCCACCGTATTCCCCTCAATGCAGTAGCCAGGCAGATTGCGGATAGTTTCGGGGATTGGGTAGGCAATCAATCCGTCATCGTACGGAACATATGTTGTGTCAGGATTGTACCCAATATATGTTTTAGCATTGGCACTATATGTGTCTATGGAAATGATATAATCTGCATTATCTGGCAAATTAAACGCTGTTCCTGATTTAAAATTCAAATCTTCAAAGGTTCCAATTTTTGTGCCAGTTTTGCTAAACAATGTCCATTCTACCGTCCGCCCTAATGTGTTGCTTCTATATAACTGACGTCCCCCGACTACGTGAAATTTCACATAGCCATTTTTTTTAAGCTCGGAATGATTATACAAATTTCTGCCAAACAGCCCATATTCGACCTCTGTCACCCCAGCGCTGACTATTTCCCCAGCATTATATGGGTAGTAGTCCTCTGGGAACATGGCTTCAAATTCCTCAACAGTTGTGGGCTCGTTTCCTGAGCCGAACATAACTGTTAAATCAAAAATCATTAAATTTTTAACGCTTATCGTGTGATGCTTCCGTGTATCATATCTTACAGGACGTACCCCAATGTACTGATAGCCGCTATCTATCAGGCTATCATCTGGTGTAAACAATAGTAATTTCCTACCAGTTGACACGCCTGAAACGGATATGCCATCACGAGTATATGGCACATTTTCTTTGTTGCTGTACCCAATGGCTGTGCCAAACGGCTCAACGCTTGACTTGGCATAAAATTCAAAAATATATCTATGACCTTTTGTCCATTTAGGACGATTGCCATTGAATACTGTTTCGGTGTAGTAGGCGTCAAGTGTTTCATCGATGATGTCAGTTACGTCAGCCAATTGGTTAAACACGATAGACCTACCGCCAATATTTTTCACCGACATCAGCTTCGCACCAGTCGGCACTGCTTTCTGATATGCCGTTTCGCTGTCAGTTTCAAACTGGTGCGTGATACCCTGGCCCATATCATATAACGCATTTACACGTCTTGTCAGTTCCTTGTCTGTCTGCTTCACACGTCCTATCTCAGCCGTGTTTTCGGCTATCTTTCCGACAGCTGTAGCATAGTCCTCAGGCAGGCTGTCAGCCACCGCCTGTGCTGTCTGTGCAGCGGTTTCAGCAGCTTTGCGGTCTGTGGCAACCTGTGTGGCTATCTTTTCCATTTCCGCCTTATCGTATAAAATCACCGTTTTATCATCAGTGATATATACGATTGTTCCGTCTTTTATAGTGGATTTATCAACGGCTTCCCATTCGGCTTTTGTGCCAATCCACTTTTCGCTTTCAATCTGATTGCCTAATTCAGTGACAGACTTTTTAGCATTAGCCGCCATACCTCTAGCAATAATATCTGTAGCCATAAATCCACCTCCTTAATATGTTATAGTTCCCCAAATTTTGTTTACACCCTTGACGTTTTTAACGGTCACACTATAGTAACCACTAATATCTCCTGCATAAACATTTTCCGTTGTAATCGTATCAACTGTTGAGAAGTCACTTAAATCAACCATCATAAGCACTTCCTCTGCACCATTCTGAGTCAGTTTTCCTACAACCTGAAAACTGCCAGTTCCCGAAGCCTGTACTTTAAAATCAGCACCAATGCCAACTTTCAGCTCAAAAGCTTTTCCATTTTCGTACAGGTTTCCGTTTGTAGCACAATACGCCATAGTTCATCTTCCTTTCGTATAAATAAAATATAACAAGGGCGAAGCTGTGTTACCTCGCCCTTTAAAAACAAAAATAATTAGTATTACTTAATAGCACTTGCAAGCTTCTTGATAAACTTCTCACCTGCAACACTATTCTGCTTATAACCCCACTTTTTCAGCAGAGCATTAACAGCCTTTTCAGTACCCTCGCCAAATATACTATTTTCGTCAAGTGTGACGTTGTGAAGTTTTCTTGCCTTGGCTATGATGAGCATTTCTTTTAGAGCAAGAACACCACTGGTCTTATCACCCTTTTTATAACCAGACTTTTCGAGTATCGAAAGTTCATTGTTTTTTTGCTTTTTAAAACCATTAAGACCCTTTTTCTTTATAATTGCGGTAAAATCTTTATAGGCATAATTGCAATCACAGTTTCCATTTACACCTGAAACCGAGCCTTTACTTGTGTACTGCCACATACCATAGCTACCACCGTATGAAGGCTTTGACTTGTCAAATTCAGCAAGCCATACACAATATTTGTTTTTACAATCACTAGGAACTTTACTGTTAAGAAAAGCAGCATAGCTATAAAGCATTACATAATAATTTTTCTTTTCACAATAACCGCAAAAAGCATTAATTATACTACCTATAGTAGAAGCCGATAAATCGCACTGTGTACTATCTTCTATATCAAAAGCAATAGGCATTTCAAAAGTTTTACCCTTGATTGCTTCAAGAAACACCTTGGCTTCTAATTCGGCATCTGCTGATGTTAGAGCATATGAATACCAATAAGCACCAACTTTAAGTCCTGCTGATTTTGCCTTTTTGTAATTGGTTTCAAAACATTCGTCTTTCTGACCGATACATTTGCCGTAGCCTGCGTTTATCATAACAAAGTCATATCCTGCCTTTTTTACTTTGTTAAAATCTACATTAGTACCCTGCCAATGAGAAACATCTATACCTTTTATTGTTGTTGCCATAAAAATTGCTTCCTTTCCAATTAATCTTCCTTTACAGGCAGTTTATTTAATTCGTCTACACAATTATGTACAAAACTATTGCCACCAATAGATGAATAGCTTTCGTATAGTCTTGCGAGATTTTCCTTTTCGTACAGTGAAATACTATTTTCTTTCATTCTTGAATTATAAATCACTAAAATAGAATTTCTCAACGTAGCCTGCAACGCCAAACTTTGTTTTCGCAACTGAGTTTCCATACTTTGGTTCTGTTCTACCTGTCTTTCCACTAATACTGTTAGTTTATCTATTTTTTTATTTAGATTATCTTTATCACTGGTTTTTGAAATCCACCCTACAAATCTATTCCTTATTGGCTTAACAATAATCGTTATCAGTGCCAAAATGGTTGTAATACTTCCACAGTAGGTAGCAATTTCCTTAACTGTGTTCATAATTACTCACCGCCATTCTTAACCTCGTCAATAAAATCTGTAAGTGATTTATAATTCATATCTTTAACGGCACTTTCAAGCAAGATAACAAGCTCTATATCGGAAATCTTAATGCCCTTTTCTTCAAGAAGGGCAAGCATGGTTTCTTTAGCCTTTTCAAGCTTTTCTGTGCCGTGAACGTCTTTATAAATCTGTTCTATGTACTTAACCGTTGTAGCCGCCACATCTTTCTTAATGCTGTCATTTGCGATTTTTGTATACTTCGATTTTACAAAGCCAACAATAGCCGTCATAACCGCTGTTAAAATTACAGGTAAATACTCTGTAATCATCTGAGTAATAATCTCTTTCATAACTTTTCCTCCAATAATAGAAGAGGGTTGTTAGCCCTCTTTCTATTTCAGTATTATTTTTATATGTTTTTTATCAATACGTTTGATAACCCTATAACCACTATCTGACTTGGTTGCCACGCCATTCACACTAGCCGTACAATATCCGTTGACCTTGCACGTTCCGTCATCTTGAACTACTAACTGTCCTAACAAGCCAACTTTGCTATACTCTTTTCTAGCCCCACGAGGAACATATTCAAGCGTATCGTTATAGTTTTCACTGACTATAGGATTGTATGACTCATCATAAATCAACCGTCCATAAACATCTGTTTTATACTTATCATGCCAATCTAATTCAGCAGAGTTACCAACAATAGACGGATTAGCTGATATGACGCCGAGTATATAATCGTCTTTATTCGCAAGCTTAATTTTATCACCGTCAAGCGTAACGAATAATCCGATCCTATCTTGATTGTCAACATTTCCGTCAAGCCATTCAAAATATTCGGCATAGTCAGCACCAATGGTTTTGTATGCACCGCCAGCATAAACATTGCCTGAAAAGTCCACTTGCATTGCAGAATTTTCAAGTGCAGAACCATTTCCTATATTAAATAGTATATCAGCATTTTCCGAGCTATTATAAGTTCGTTTTGCATTGACACCTATAACAGTTTGGTTATTCGCTGTGACATGATTATATGAACCTGCAACGAAACATTCATCATAATTTATAATTTCGTTATTATATCCAAACACGGCATTGTGATTTGCCATTTGGTCTTTAGTTTTGTCACCCTTAACAATATTCCATGTGCCGACTACAATACTATCAGCTACACCCTCGAGCAAATTATTTATACCATTAACATATGTATCACGAGAATTAGAAATAGTATTTTTTGCGCCACTACAATCAATCGCCACACTATATTCAGACGTATTCCACATACCGCTGACGTAATTAGAAAAGCCGCCAACGCTAGTGTTATTAAAACCTGTTAAGGAATTTAAACTGCTATTTCCACGAGCATGGTTTACCAACATCTTCAGCATTAAATTGCTTTTCATGTCTGAAAAATCAATATAATTATTGCTATCATAACTATATTCGTAACAATGATTTGCTTGACCTTCAACATGGTTATAATCACCATGAGCGATATTTTCAAGATAAATAGTAACCCGTTCTGTTCCGTCAGGGTCTATGGTATACCAATAAGAATCGCCATAGTAATTAAACTTTTCCGAAATGTGATGACTACCACTACTATCAACGTATTCAACAAATCGTCCTACACTAGAATTTTGACTTCCTAGAGGTATGGGTTTGCCATTCCTAATAGCAATGTAGCCAGCGTTTATACCGCCACCACGGAAATAGATCCACACACTGTCTCCCATGCTTAAAATCTCACCTGATTTATTCAGAAAAGATTTTTCAGCACCATTATACTCTAATAGCGAAACAATGGCTGTACAGTTTGTAGAGTCATAGCTTTTAACTGTTCCGTAGGTGTAGCCAATTGTTTTTTTGTTGTCTTGGCTTTCCTTAATTAGCTTATTCATTTTAGACATTTCACACACCGCCTTTACGAATAATCAGCTAAAACCATTTTACAGTTACCTACATAGTTAACACCATTCATTGTAAATTTTACAACAGTTCCGTCAGCAGGAAACACACTACTTTGCCCCATATACACATAAAATATTCCGTCAGTTTTAGCAGCATACTGACCCTCAATTGTGCTATTCAATGGTATATTAAAATCAACTTGTGGTACAAGGTTCGTACCGCCATTGTGCAAACTTTGACTAAACATATTATACAAACTTGCCATTTTACTTCCTTGATGTCCTGAATTTGAAGTAGGGGTAAAGAAACCTGTTATCTCTGTATCATCGGACAGCTTTCTCATCTTTGCAATAGCCCCACCTAATACATAGTCATTGTCTGATGCCAAAAACGCACCCAAATGTATACATTTCTGTTTATTCGCTGCTTCATAAAGTCCGATTTTGCCTTAGCTACTTTCGTTTGTATAACTCTCCACAGCATTTAAGGATGCATCAAAATCCCTAAGACTAAAGTCTCTCAATATTTCAGGCTTTAGAATAATTAGCCAAATTAATTGCTGCGTTTAAATCTCTATCAATTATCTCGCCACATTCAGGACAAATATAAGTTCTATCAGAAAGTTTAAGGTCATGTTTAATACAACCACACTTGTGACACGTTTTACTTGACGGATAAAACCTGTCTACTTGTACAAATTCTATACCATTATACTCACACTTATATTTCATCTGTCTGATAAATTCGTAAAACATTTGTTCAGCTATTGCCTTTGATAAATATTTATTTTTCATCATTCCAGACACATTCAAATTTTCCATTACGACTTTTTTAGGAAGAAACGAAATAATCTCATGAGTAGTTTGATGTATATAATTCTTTCTGATATTAGACAATTTATTATAAATTTTGCGTATTTGTTCTTCGGTTTTCAAAATACCATTTGACTTATACCATTTTGTATCATAAACCTTATGTTTATTGTTTGTTTCATACTTTCTGCTAACTTTACGTTGTAGATGTGACAATTTATGTTTCAAGGTCTTCATACGTTTGGATTTATTGATATTTTTGTAAACTTTATGATTTCCGCCATACGCAACAACAGCAAGTTCTTTAACTCCTAAATCAATTCCCACTGAAAAATCGTTTAATTTTTGTGCTTGGTTTTCACACTCCATACCAAATGATAATATCCACTTATTATTTTCAAAGACTATTCGTGGGTTAGTGAATTTACAAGTATTCCTACCTTGTGGCAATTCTTTATCACTTTGATATTTGATTTTTCCGACTTTTTCAATATTAACACAATTATTTATAAAATACACAGTTTCACATCTCACAGGAAAAGCATTTTTACATTTATTCTTTTTCTTGAATTTTGGTTTACCACCAATTTTCGTGAAGAAACTTGTATATGCTTTATCCAAATCAATACAAATATTACCGATTGTATGAGCCGATACTTCCTTGAGCCAAGCATATTCTTTCGATTGCTTTAATTCTATAAAAATGCTTCTCATGCCATATTTGTTTAGATACTTTTCGCCATTCTTATAACGATTAAGTTGTTCTGCCAAAGCATAATTCCAAACAAATCTGCTTACATTAACATGTTTCCATAATAACCGTGTCTGAACTTCATTAGGAAATAATCTAACTTTAAAACCTTTTATCATTATTTTTCACCTCACTTTCTATATTACTATTATACCAAGTTGATACCAACTTGTCAATGTTAAAATATAGATAATTTGTAAACTATTGATACCAACTTGACAACAATTTATTTATATGGTATAATAAAATTCAAAGGAGAGGATTTTATGCCTTCTGGTAAAATTGCTAATACTAATACAAGAACCAACATTACCATTCCAAAAGATTTAAAAGCTAAATTAGAACTTATTGCTACGGAACAAAACCGCAGCTTTAATAATTTGGTAATTACAGTTTTAAAAGATTTTGTTGCTAAGAACCACAAGTAATATTGTGGTTTTTTTGAATAAACAAAAATGTATACATTATAAGAATACATTTTTGGCGTGTTCAACAGAGGTCGTTAATCTCTGTCAGTTCTCTTATGAACTTCTTATATTTTCATACAAGCACAGACTATTTCATCATCTCACATTTTTTTGTGAGAGCCACTCGTTTCGGGTTACTTAACCCTACTCTCCTTACGGGAGATAGTCGTTGAGCAGTATCCTATTCAGATATATGTTGCGAAAGACCCATTGTTATTCAGTGTTTAGGATTTAACCTTGCACTATCTATACTATTTTTTCTACTTTCGTTACCGTCACGCTTATGCTTATTTCATCATTACGTTGTGGTTAGTATAGCTTTAGGGATTGCTCGCAGTTGATGTGGTGTGGGATAAAGATTATCCGCTCCTTATCACTACATACAGTTCACACTATATGCGGAGTATTGCGGTTGTTAAGTATGTTTGACAATATTTGTTTACATCTGCCTATATTCTTAACAATTATTTGTTGCTCCACTTTTGAACAAAATTAACATTCCTTGGCTTGTAGTATATAACATAACACTATCAAATTTGCTATAGGTAAAGCTGACATAATCAGCATATGGTGACGTTTGGGAAGAGTCATATTCACCACACCCAGCCCAATAACGTGACTTTGCAGGGTCAAACATTATTCTAAAGTACGTTGTACTATCAATCCAAAATGTCAAAGTGTTATAATCGGTGGACTCACTATCAGGATAATTTGTTTCAATTTTACTCCAAGCCCACTTATCTTCAAAAAATGTTTTTAAATCTGCAAACACAGTTTCAGAAGAAGTTTGATTTGGAGTACAAGTATAAGTATTTATCATCAGTTATCACCATCCAATTCTGCATTACCGCTTATTCCAATAGCTCCACGAGCGTTAGTATTTGTTTCGTTCATATCAACATAATTGATATTATGCTCTATACAGTATTTAACAACAGGCAAACAATTTGCGTTTGTGGTATCGGTTATACCATTTCCATATGTGAAAATAGTTCCGACTTGTACATTATCAAGGGTACTAAAATCGGTCATAGTTAAATTATTATATTTCCCAATTTCTGCGTTAAAAGAAGTATGGAAAATAATTTGACCTACACTTTGACTCTTTATTGAGCCGTTGGCTAAAGTACAACCATTTGGAATAGAAATGTTATTCACGGAAGTAACCTGAATAGCATTGCTCATAATTTCTGTTGTGCCATTTGCTACCGTAATATCAGATTTGTTCATTGGAACACGGCACAGTTTGTTTCCTTGATAAAGATTATCATTAATAACTTTAAAGGTGGTATTGGCACTATTCACAGTAAACTTGTTTAATTTCGGGCAATTATTAAATCCTGTAAAGCTAATCAACGAATTTCCAATAACAACTGTTGTCAACGCAGAACAATTATTTACGCCCGATACAGACAAAGCCATATTTGGAATATAAAATGTTACAATGGCATTATTGTTTAAACCACCAATCTCTTTTACTTTTCCGTCACTCATGAATGATAGGCTTCGCAATTTAGGGCAATCATTAAATCCATTCACATTTTCACAAGAACTTTCTATCCTTAAAGTTGTCAGATTGGACATATTATTACAACCCTCAACATCGACTACACAACCTGTGGTTGCTGAGATTAATGATGCCAGACTATTCATGCAGCTCTCAGGTATAACTTTTAAGCTTGTACTATTTGTCATTGGCAATTTTGTCATATTAGGCATATTGCAAAACGATCCGCTTTCAAGCGTAATACCATTGCTGTCGGTCACATTGCCATAAATTACAACATTAATCGTATTACCACTATAACCATTAAAAGCGTTTTTAGGTATTTTGGTAGTACAATTACCCGATTGAAAGTCTAAACTTAGATTTATGTTTGCTGATGTATTACTTGCAAAACCATCGGTATCGTTAATGTTAGTAGATCGCCCAATTTGTATAGTTTGAAGTCCAGATAAATCTCCATCAACACCTTTGTCCATAAGATAGAATCTTCCTTGCACTGTCGCAGGATAAATAATTAAACTTGTCGTCTCTTTGTTTACATACACCACGCACTTATTTGTGGTTGCCGCTTTGATGTTTAAGTTTCCAACAACATGACTTCCTTTTAGTATCTTGTTTTGTTTTATTTCTTCGACACCCGTTTGATTATCAACTGAAACCGTTGGTGTGAAATTCAAGGTGTAAGGTAGTTCCAAACCATTAACAAATGTGCTATTAGCAAGAAACGATTCAGAGTTTGAAATATCACAGTATGCTACAGGAAATGTAATCTTGGTAAGCTTTTTACAACCTGACAACACACCCTTGCTAGTCGAAATATTTGAAAGATTAACAGGGAAAACAAAGTCTGTCATATTTTCAAATCCGTTTCCCATAGGTGAAGTGAGGTAGGTAGCTTTTACTTTGGAACAATCTATCTTTGTGGTTGTTTCTTTATCAAAAGCATTGTCAAAGTTAGTTAAATCATCACTCTCAGACACAATAGTTGTATCGTGTGTACCCAAAGAATAATTCTTTTTAAATGTTGAAATTGTGTTTGTGTTACGTCTGGCTACTTCGTTGTCATCATAACGTATCAAGCAACGTGACGGTGACATAGATTGAAATTCTACCGTACTATCTGCCGACAATGTATTGGTAACTGTAACTTCATTTCCTGTTATCCATTGAGCTATCAATGTTGTGTTGTTATTTGGTACAGTGTATACGTCACCATAATTGTATTTATTGCCTTGACTATCCGTCCATGCAAACAATTTATTCTCGTTATACATATCCCCACCTTGTAAAAAGATTTGTTTATTAGGGGTTTGGTTAATACTTTTATAAGTGATAGTGTTTCCATCTTTGTCCTTGCCACCATTCGTGTTATAAGATATTGTCACTGTATCACTTAAAGTTTCACAATAAATCGAAATACAATCTGTATCAAATGGCAGCCATTGTAGATTAGTGGCTTCAATACTCATTTCAGTAGCCGATAAAGGCATTGTAATAGAATTTACGATAAATAACTGTTTGTCAAAATTATAATAATCATTACTAACCCTAACGGTATTATCAACATTCAGATGTGGAGTGATCGGCAGATTATAACTAATACCTGTACTCATACAAGTATGTTGTAATAACATATATTCGGCTTGTTGCCTACACTTTTCCTCTCCGCTTTCTTTACTTGTATCTCCTAGGGGTATATAATAAGTGCCACCATCTAAGCCCTTATAGCCAATAGCATTTATGTTTACAGGTGATTGTGGGTTTTCATTTTTAGCTGTGTACGAATAAATTTCACCACTTGTATTGTCTGTTGTAACTGTAATAATGTTTACACTGTCATAATTATAAGTATAATTAATATCCGTTTCTGTAATTTCGGTTTCACTCAATTCAAATTGTGGTGATAAATGACGATACCAAGAAGGTAAGTTATAGTTGAAAACTCTTTCCATTCTCAATCTGCCATTGACATCGTAATAGATATTAGCACCATACATTTCGGCAATCTTATCAAAAATTTCACCAAGATAACCACCCTCGTCAACCACGATGTCGTCATACAAAGTTACATTATAGAATATAGGGTCAATAATCGGCTCAACAGGGTCAAGAGGTATGTTATTACCCAAATCAAGCATAAGCGTGTCCTTAATTAAAGTTGCAATATTCGTTCCTTTTTTAGAATTTGTAACACTAGCTTGATACTCAACAAGGCACATTCTAGCATTTAATGTTCCGTCAAGAAACCCATATTTGTCAACACCCTCAACATTCAATCGTCTACCATTAGAGTTTGCTGACTTTGTAACAAAAACACCTTGCGGAAACCAATAAATATTCTCATCAACTTGCAAGCCGATGAAGATTTTGAATTTTCGATTGTACCAAAATGAACTATCTTTTTGAGGTATGTATTTACCACTTCTATCAATAATAGATAAAGAGCAAGACCTACGGCAGCCTTGCTCTTTATTAATTGTTATTGAACCATCTGTAGAAGATAGGTCACTTGTTATTTCGCCAATAGCACCTTCATAGTGTGATAAAATTTCCATTTTAACATACATTTTTCGCATTGGCTTATGTAACTCGGCAAGATAAGCATTGTCTATTTTATTATAATAATCCATAATACTTTCCTACCTCCTATCTAATAATTATTACATTATTTATATCTTCAACTTCAATCCAACCATACTTAATATTAGTCAGCCCTAATACACTTGTGCTATCATAAATTCTAGTAGGGTTATCTGAGATATTTATAATCCAAACATCGCCCTTATGAGATTTTAACATAAAATCATTCTTGCCTTTAATAAATTTTGTCCATGCTTTTACTCTGTCAATATTATCGACTATTCGACCATCAGGGCAATTAATTGTTAAAAGATCAGCAGAGAAAGAACCACTCTCATAGTCTGTTACTGTTCTAGTTGTTTTTGGCTTAATACCTGTTCCTGTGTGTACCGCAAGACCAATATTTGATGTAATATCATTATCGGTCATACCTGTTATAAACTCCCAACACTCAGAAATAGCATAATACTTTTTGTTATATTTTGTACCCAAATCGGTTAAAGAGTATATAAACCAACCGTCCTTGTTTACCGATACTTGCTCTGATTTATATGGTTTGTAATCTCCGTAACAAACATAATATTCATAAGTCTGCTTATTGCCAACTGTTGTGTCAAAGAAGCTCTTTGTATTAGTAGTACCAAGAAAAACATAATCTTCTTCATTTACATTACGTCTAAAAATCTTTGCAGTACCACTAAGAGTTGTATTCCATGACAGCATTGCTATACGATTATTAATTATTAGACAATTAAAGTTGTTTACTAAATCACCTAACTCGTTGCCTTGGAACGATACTCTTTTGCTAAAATGATACATTTTATCGTCAAGTGTCATAATCTCACTAACAACACAATACGAATTTCCTGCCTGCATAGCATAGAAATCATAGTCGAGTCTGAAATTATAAATTGCAGGACTCTCGCCAATCAATTTCTGTGTTTCACTATAAACAGTAAACTTTGCACCTTTTATAAACTGAGTGTTTGCAGGGCAATAAATTATAGCCATTCCAGTAGCAGTATTGTAGTTAGAAATAAAACCATTAATACCCTCGGTAACATGACCCTCTGTTCCACTAGGCTCTACCTCTATAGTAATACACTTATTTACTATATTTTCACCTATACTTTTACCAAGATTGACCTGAGTTGTATCATTTGTGCTGTCCTGAATAGTTCCGTCATAGACTACATTTGAATTAATTATTTGATACAAATAATACTTATAATATTTCAATCCGACATGATTAGGGTGAGTATACGTTGTTTCACAATGTATCGGTCTAGTAGAATTGTTTTCATTTACTTCAGCCGTCACAATACAATCAGGGTCATTTCTGCATTTTACATAATGCGGTTTATCTATAAAGTAATTAGTAAATATCCTAAATTCAATGCCTACTGTTGGTGCATTTGTAAAAGCAGATTTTAATGTAACCATGCCTGTTTTGTAGTCATACTTTTCAATAAATCTACGTTCCTCGCCTATCTCTATGTATGCACCACCAACTAGGTAATTTGAACCGTCAGCACGTTCATAATAATAAGCGTCTTTCAAATTGCCTATTTCCTTATTTATATAAAATAATGTTGAAGAACCTGATCTCTGAACTTTTCCACGGCAGAAATACATATCGTACAAACCAACACCATCTCCATATTGAGTATCATCAGCTATGGTTGTAGGGTCTGTTTGAAAAAGAATGTATTGATATTGGTAATCATGACCGTTCTCTGCAATGTCATTAAAAACCAGTTCATTAACACCGACTTTATCACCATTGTAAAAGGTGTTTATGTCACCACCCTTTGGAAAATAAGAGTGATTAACTTCGCCTGTTTTAAGGTTTGTGTACTCGCACAATGCCCAACGCATAGCCGAGCCTGCCGTACAATTAAACTGATAACTGAAATGTGGCGCACGATCATATTCACCATTTACGTCCTTATGTTTATCTATCTTTACAACCTCATCATCAGGAAATACCAATGTAGGAGTCATAATCATTTTTGTCACCTGCTACTCAAAATATGGACAAATATATCCATATCGAGAAAATTCCTGCTTCAACCTATATGCTTTTGTCATAAGACTACTCACAAGTTCTTGTATAGTCCACAGGCGTAAATTCCCGTATAGTCTACGGTACATACCTACGTTAGCTTGTTTATGCTATCTTGTAGGTTTGACAATCTCGCAAATTAAGACTTGCATTATAATCTCTATCCTCTGTATAACCACATTCACAACAATGGTATGTTCTATCCGATAATTTCAAATCAGATTTGATACAACCACAATTATGACAAGTTTTGCTAGAAGGATAAAATCTATCAACGACTCTTAACTCAATCCCATATTCGTTACACTTAGCAAGTAGCTTTGTCCTAAATTCAAAGAACTTTTGCTGTGCGATTGATTTGGAGAGATGTCTATTCTTCATCATACCTGATATATTTAAATCCTCAATAGTAATCCACATTGGCTTGGTTTTCACCAATTCGGATATTACCTTATTGATATAATCTGTTCTTATATTGTCAAGTCTTTGATGAATTTTCTGTACTTTTAACTTTTGCTTTTGGATATTTTGTCGAGTAGCTACTCCTTTCATATTTTTATTAAGTTTCTTATAGCTTTCGTATTTCCTCGATAAGCTACGTTGCTCACGTCTAAGTTTCTTTTCAAGTTTCCTTATTTTAGAACTCTTGTTGTCATTCTTGTAAACTTTTCCGCTTGAACAAACGGCAAAATCTTTAAGACCTAAGTCTATTCCTATTCCAAAGTCATTTAAAACAGGCTTTTGATGTTCCTGCTCTTCGACTAAAACCGACACATAGTATCTTCCTGCTTTGCAAGACACTGCTCCGCTTTTGATAATATGTGTTTTGGGGTTTGTAGGAATATATCCTTTTTCTTTTAATCTTACCCAACCAAGGGTAGGAATCTTAATTCTATGTCTTCCACATTGAATAATTGTTTTAGCATTTGTTTTTACAAAATACATTTTTACATCTGATTTTGCTTTCTTCTTGAACTTTGGAAATCTTGATTTTCCTTTAAAAAAGTTCTTGAAAGCTCTCTCAGCGTTCATAATGCTTTGTTTAACAGACTTACTGCTAACCTCTTTTATCCAATGAAAGTCAGGATTGTTGAGAATGAATTCATTGTTAATCCATTTAGAAAAGTCCATTCCAGATACAAAACGTTTTTCAGTTTTATATATTTCTTGATTGTGAGCAAGATAAAAGTTGTAAACGTATCTGCATACTCCAATAGTGCGATTAATTGTTTGTTTCTGTTCGAACGTTGGGTTTATTTCTGTCTTGTAACTCTTTAGCAATTTCTTCATCTCCTTCGATTTGCTTTTTATACTTTTTTAAACCATATATACGACAGCTAAAAACGTGTATAATGGATATTAAATCATTAACTAATTCTTGCTCTGGTGATGCCTTTTCATTATTAACAACAATAATCTCAACACCATCAGATTTAAGAAAACGTTCAAACCATTCATATCCAAAACGTACAAATCTGTCTTTATGAGCAACAATAACAGTCTTTATTAATCCAAGCATACAATCTTCAATAAGTTTATTCCATTTCTTGCGATTGTAATTTAACCCACTACCTATATCTTCAAAGATTTCATCAACAATAATCCCTTTTGCATTAGCATATTGTTTTAAAAATTCGACTTGATTTTGTAAATCATCTTTTTGATTAGAAGTAGATACTCTTGTATATATGACCGTTTTGCCGTGTTTACTATTACCATCACCCATATAATCGACATATTGTTTGTGAGTATAATAACGCCTATCTGTTGGAGTGCGATATGCTTTAAGTTTGCCTTCTTTGTCCCAACGTTGCAAGGTTTTTACAGATACACCTATCATTTCAGCAAATTCTTGTGGTTTGTAATTACTCATATAAAAACTCCTTTATTGTTTCTTATAAGTACATTATACCACATTCGTCCACGTTTGTCAATATTTTATTGAATTTAAAATATTTCTAAAAGATAAGAGCCACTAAATAATTAATGGCTCTTTGTTACTTTTGTGTTTATTTAATAATTTTTACCAACTATTCTATCCAAATCAGCCTGTTGCAGATAAGCGTTCATCTGCTCTAAGAATGTTGTGCCGTCTGTTGTATTGACAGTATCGATCTGGAATACAATAGTTTTATTGTTTGTGTCATTTCTATTTTGAATATTGTTTGGCGAGGACATTTTTGTTCTTACCAAATCTGTTATACCATTGTAAATCTTATCTCCAATATAATTGACAAGGTTGTCTGTATTAGCTACAAGGTTATATAGCTTTCTGCCTTGCTCTGAATTGAAGATAGTTTCAACTGCATTTGGCTTTCCATGAAGTTGAGCAAGCCCTGTATAATCATCAATACCACCTGAACGATATGGCTTAATAATGTTAAACTTGCTCTTTAAAGCATTAAGAATAGCTGTTAATGCACCCTTGTTCTTACCAAGCATAGGATTAGCCAAGAGTTCTTGTGAAACCATTTTGCCGTACAGTTCAGATTTTAACTGTTCTGCTTGTGCTTCATCAAGCCCTGTTCCAACAGTTTCACCGTCATATTGAACAAGATACAAGCCATTCGATTTAGCACCCTCAACAGAAATATTAGAATAGTCAAGAGCTTCCCTAGCACGTTTTTTACAATCCTCTAAGAACTTAGTCCTACCTTCCATAGTTTGCATTTCTTTTTCAGAAACGTTTGTCAACTGTTTTATGTAGTCTTTGTTCTTATTCGTAATATCTGTAACATACTTTGATAAAGCTTCTTTTTCTTTCTTGTATGCCTCAATTTCTTTGCTTTTAGCCGTTATCTCTTTTTCAACGCTCTCAATTTCCTTTTCCACCTGATCTGAAAGTTGAGAACGATAAGATTGATATTTGCTCGCAAAGTCATTAAGAATATTCGTGTCTTGCTGTGCTATTTTGTCCGTCCAATTAACGCCTAAAATATCTTTGGCAAGCTGTTCATTTTCTGTATTGGTAGAGCTATTGATAAGGTCTTGCCACTGTTGTTTATACTTATCCCACAGTGAAGTTTCCTTGTCACGCTGTTTTTCAAGGTCAGATACACGTTTATCAGCACTCGCCTGTTCATATTCCTGCTGTGCCTTGTTTACTTCCTCGGTATTGGTTTCTAAGTGCCAACCACTAGCTTCAGAATAAACATTTACCTTTTTCTTTTTAGCATTTTCAAGATTATTTAACTTTTCCTGTAAGTCAATAGTATCTTGTTTTTCTTCATTAACGGATTTAATGGCATCAATTTCAGCATTGTATCTGTCCTCAATAGCTGATTTCTGCTCGTCAATATAAGACTCCACTGTGTTTGCAACAGTTTCGTACTGAGAAATAATATTGTCAAGTTGAGTTTTTTGTTCTGTAAGAATATTCTTTTGCTCTTCGAGAACATCTTTCTCGTCCTCGGCTTTATCTATAAGATCATCAAACGTTTCCTCGTAAATTTTCTCAATATCATCTACAGACAGTTTAACTTCAGAAATAGAAGAAGCTACCTCTCCAAGTTTTTCAAGGCTTGAAATAAGACCTTCCACATTAGCCTTATCGTTGCCATTTGGCAATGTGTCTGATAACTCTTTGAGTCTATTTATCAGCTCTTTAGGGTTTTGCTTTATCAGTTTCTTAACTTCTTCTGTCAGCTTTTCCGTGTTGCCTGAGAACTTAGCTAAGTCAGGATATGATTTAAACAGTTCAACTAAATCACTATCCGAAATACTTCCGTCTTGCAGACTTGTTAAGGTATCTTTAAGTGATTTTGCTTTATTTTGAACTTCGTCAATATCGTCCGTCCACTCAGAAATATCAAAAGTACCTGTTGTTAATTTTGCAGGTAAAGTTTCAAAGAAAGTATTAACATAGTCAATTAAATCCTCGTCACCATTAGCCAAGTTGATTAACTTATCTTTGTATTTCTGAGTTAAATCATAAAGCCTATCAACATCATCAATATTTTTATTTGCTACAGCATGACTATAACTTTCAGTAGCTTTCTGAGCTTCATCAAATGCTTTACTAAATTCTTCACTTGTGTTATAGTTTTCAAGTATTTTCTGAATTTCGTTGTATTTATCAACGGCATTAGAAAGTTTATCATATTCCTCTGTTGTGGTAGCAATTTCTTTTTGCAAATCAGCCAACCACTTGTTACGATTATCGTCTTTTGAAATGTTTGCCCATTTCTCGGATAATTCATCATAAACCTTTTGCATGGTATCAATACGTTCTTGCATTGTACCTGCGAAAAGTAAATTACTATAAGCATTAGTGCTTATACCAACGTTATTATACTTTTTGAGAATTGGTTCAATGTCATTCTTGTAACTGTACCAATCACCATAACCACGAGAGCCGACCTTGTTAATATCAGCATTAGAATTATAGCCACTGAATAGACCGTCTGATACATAGGCTTGCCCTTTGCCACCGTAATCAGTAGTAAAAAGATCCTTGTTAAAAGAGCTTCCCTCTTTTAATTTCTTTTGTGCTAAATCATAGGCTTCTTTAACACTCAGCTTTCTATCACTATCATCAGGATCAGTAATATCCGACTCTTGATAAAGTTCACTCTCAGCCTTTTCTTTTTTCCACTCTTTGATTTTCTTAATATTCTCAGACATTTTGTCATTAAGTAAATCAAGGCTCTTAGCTTCATTTCCGTACTTATCAATTAAGTTATCCTGAATAGTATTCAAATCGTCTTTAACAGTTGACAAGTCATCTGTTGTCGCAACCAAAGTTACATAACGATTTACTAATTCGTTTACTGATTTGTTTTCTTCATCTAATTTGTCAATAGAGTCAGAGAAACTACTTGTGAACTGAGCTAAACTTTCTTTTGCATTATCTGCACCATTGACAATATTATCAAAAAGTGTTATAATCTTATCAAGGATTATACTTGCGATAACACCTACCGCCATATTACCAACGGTTGATAATACTTTCATGCCAGCGGCAGCAAGCTTAGAGGAAGTTGCAACACCCTTTAAAGAAGCAGACAGTATTTCTTCTGATACCGCTGCACCATTAGCACTTCTAGCAACATTGAGAGTTGTTTCAGAGCAACCCTTTAAAGCTATTGACTCGGCTTCAGCTACCGATTTACCCTGTGCCAAAAGATTGTTAAACTGACGGACATTTGCTACTTCATTTGCAGGAATTAAAGTTATATCCGATTTATTATGAAGCAAGTTCTTTAAATCTGAAAGTTGTGTTATAGTCTTGCCTAATATACTGATATTAGTCTTGCCACTACTCTCATTTTCAACTGTTTTAAAGACCTTAACAGTTATTCGTTTATAGTTTTGATATAAATTTTAAAGGAGAATAGTTATGACAAATAATCAAGAAAACACAAATAATTTAGCTAACGAAAATACCTCATCTACTAATAATGGAACTACCGAGCAAGTTCATTATTCCATTGGTAGAATTGTATTTGTCATTATATTTTTATTTTTTGCCATTTGGGGGCTGGTTGACAAAATATCTGACATTTCACACTACGAAAAAGACTACAGCCAAGAAGCTTACACAGCAGCTAAATTCTATGTAAACAAACAATTAAAAGCCCCTGCAACAGCAGACTATCCAATGTACGATAAAAACTTTGTCACACATCACAATGACAGTTACACTGTATCGGCTTATGTGGACGCTGAAAATAGTTTTGGCGTTAAGGGTAGATTGTACTATACTGTCACTATGGAACGTGATGGCAAGGATTGGACTAACGTAAATGTTAATTTGAGGGAATAGATAATGAGTATGAGTGTATGAGTGTACGCAAGTGTACAAATGGGCGAAAGTTTATAATGTGTGTTTAGGTATAACAAAAGCTCCGATATTCTCGGAGCTTTATTTATGCTG